ATGGGCCTCGAAACGATCACACTAGAGCGCTTCGAGTGCGACCGCTGCGACAACAGCGAGGACATCCAATGCGGCAACGTCGAGCACCGCGCCAATTGGGGCCACGCCAGCGCGCAGGGCTACCAAGGGAAGCAGCTATTTTGGCTCGATTACAAAGTGACGCTGTGTCCCGTATGCTGCAAGAGCCTTCAGGAATGGTTCGGCTCGCGCGAGCACTCTCCGCATGTGCGGGAGCCTGGCCAATGACCATGGGATTCCGAAACAGGTCGCGGCCGTCGCGAGCCACTTATGACGGCTCTCCGACATCCGGCCGGATCGTCGTCGGCACAGTCTGTGTTGTGGCGCTAGCGCTCGGGCTGACAATCATCTGGCCTCTGCTCTGGCTGGCGCCGCTCGCGCTGTGCGGCCTCTACGCAGCGGCATTCAAGCCTGAGGTATTCGAATGAGCATCATCAAACGCCGAGAGACAATGCGGGCCGAGATGAAGCCGGACATGTACGGCGGCCCGGAATGCGATCAGATGGAGCCGCGCTGGTGGACCTATGCCGACGGCGACAAGGACGGAGACTATGAGCATAAGCCTCTTACCTTGGATGCCAAGATGTTCCCGCCAGGGACGGTCATCTCGATTGAGGAGCCGGTCTGCCCGAAGTGCGAGGAAACTCGCGAGCCGAATTATAAGAACGGAAAATATCTGCCGGGGCACGCCGCGAAATGCCGCTGCGGGTTCAACTGGGACGACTGGGTGGGCAATGAATACTCATAGCCTTTCACAGTTCCCACATGAACGGCAGGCTGACCGATGACGCGGGTTGAACTGCTTCTTGAAATCGAGCGGGCAGAGATCGAATGCGATCGGCTGCGCGAGTTGGCTCAAATGGCTCCGCTCAATCCTTATCGGCTGGACGCCAACGGCCACCGCTGGGTGGAGCAACAATCGTATGCATGGGCCGCCCGCGGGAATGACTGGATTGCGGCCTGCAACAAGCGGGACGCGCTTCGCGCCGCCCTGTCTCATCTTTCCCAAAACCTGCAACCTGAGGAGTCCTGACATGACCAGAGACGAAGCAGCCGCCGCGCTGGATGGCAATCAGTACCGCGAGGAAGGCTCGACGGAGCTGTTTAGGGCGATGAAGGCCGCCGGCCTTGTCGCCGTGTACGGCGCCAGCGATGATCTGATGGAATTCGAGGGGGCTATCCGTGATGAGGTCGGCGTCTACAATGGCGGCATCGCGTACCTCAACCGCAAGGGCCTGATCGCCAACGAGTGCGAGAGCGACAATTGCCCCTATCACAAGCAGGTCCTAAAGGATGCGCCTGCTGCGATCGAGGCCGTCTGGGATAGCAACGGATTCTCCTGGCAGTACAAGACCTCACTGCCGCATAGCAAATTCATCATTAAGGAAGACGGCGAGAACTATTGCGAGGGCATCGTCTTCTCGCTTGCCGACATTTCGCGCTGAAGCATCTTCACGACGACCATCAAGCCGCGCCGCCTCGCGCGGCCGATACCTAGCAGCACTAACCGGAGATGAGACGATGCGAGCACTTGAGGAGACGGTCGTGCGATTCCAGGGCGAAGGTAGCCTTGGCGATAGTGCCGACTTGGAGGTGCGCTACGATAACCGCGGCGAGCCGTACCGCCGCGGGATCACCCTCACCTTCAACGACCACCGGACTGGCGCCTATATCAGTGTGTTCTTGGAGCAGCACGAAGCAGGGAAGGTCCGCGACCTGATCGACACCCTGTATCCAGCCCGCCGTACCTGAAAGTCGAACAGATGAACAAACAGCTTCCCTGGTGGGCTTACGTGCTGATGGTCCCCTTTGCTCTGCCCGTCATCGTTCTTGTCGGCTGGGTCATTGAAACGATCGTAGAGATGGGCGGCGGTTAGCCGTTTCTGGAATGTGACCGACAAATCAAAGGAGACTGAAATGCAATCGAGAGATTTTTGCTACTGGCTTCAAGGGTTCTTTGAAGTCGCATCCATGACGCACGAGGACCGGAAGCCGGAGGTCACGGGATTGAACGCTGCGCAGGTCTCGATGATCCGCAACCATCTCAATCTGGTCTTTGCACACGAGATCGACCCGGCTATGGGGCCGAAGGAGCGCCAGGACAAGCTCAACAAGATCCACGGCGGGACGGCCACGGCCGTGTTTCCTAATCAGCCGGTCATGCGCTGCTAGGCGCTCGCATCTATAGGAAATGCTTCTATGCGCCACAGACCTCATGACCACAACTATTTGCGCCGGATTTACCATCGCCATGGCGGTCAATGGCAGTGGCGAGTTGCCAAGACAGAACATCAATGCGGTTGAGCCTCAGGACTGTGCCGGACACGCAGTCATTCGATTCTCTTTGGCTCACTAAGTCGTCCCGGCGAACCGCTGCTTTATAGGAGGGGCGCGGGCCTGTTGTAACAATACGTGAATACGAAAGACTTGCGTATACGTAAAAGGTGCGTATAGTGGTTTCCATCAAAGACGGAGGCCACTATGACCAACCAGTTCAAGATCGGCGACCGGGTTGTTGACCGGGACGGAGACAAGGCCGACGTGGTTGACGTCTCAAGGGACGGGAAGCGCATCAAAGTGGAGATGTGGGTCGGCGGCGCCCGCCCGAAGCTTCAGCGAATTTGGGTTGCCGCTGGTGGATTTGCGAAGGTGGAGGGGTCCAAGTGACCCCCGCCCAATACAAGGCAGCAATCAAGGCTTTGGGGCTGTCTCAGGAGCGTGCCGGCGAATGGTTGGGCGTGTCACCAAGGACCAGCCAGAACTATGCAGCCAAGGGGCCTCCGGAGCCGGTAGCGAAGCTGCTGCGGCTAATGCTCCGGCTCAAGCTGCATCCGGATCAGGTGAAATAGGTCCGCTCACATGGAAGGGATCGAAGATGAGCAACCGATGAATTGACGAGGCGATGAAAATAGCGAAGCCGGATTGGACAGTTGCGCAGGTCCGCGATTTGGCCGCTGTCTTCGATCGCTTTTACATCGAGGGCATCATGGCAGCTGCGGAGAAGGCGAGATCATGGGGTAATGAGGCCGGCGGCGGCTCAGGCCAGGGTGGCGAAGGATACATCAGCCTTGCTGACGCCATCACGCGACTGATCAACGATCGACGCTAGCCCCTAGCACCTGACAAGGGAGCATCCGCCCGTGAGTAAACCAAACGAAGTCCGCATCATCCCCTGCGGGGCCTGTGGCGGGGACGGGGGCCATCACGGTTTCGACGATGTATGGGAGCGCTGCAATCTATGCAGCGGCGAAGGTGAGCTTGAGTACGACGTGGAGGACATCAAGATGGAAGATTTGGAATCCTCGCCCCCAGCGAGCGGCAAAGCGATTTGCTCGCCACAACTCGACAGGACCCGGTTGGAAGCTGCCTTCGAAGCCTATTGGGCTGCTGAGGGCGGAACGTTCAAGGGGATTGAGGCGGCAATCACGGCCTATCTCAACGGGCAGGACGACCTCGTGGAGAGGTGCGCCAAGATTGCTGAGCCGTCAGGACCTCGCCCCTGCGACTGCGAGCGCTGCGATTGCCACAACCAAGGCGATGCCGAAGCCGTGGCGAGCTGGGACGCCGGCATGGCTACCGCGAACGCTATTCGCGCCTTAGCCGCTCGCACCTGAAAGATATTGGAGAGCCCGATGAGAGGAACCACGGTCCACTACGCATCGCCGGAATGGGTGAACCTGCTTCAGAATAACCAGCGGGGCCTTCCTGATGGACGATGGGTGCCGGCCAGATACTACGGCAACAGAACCAGCCTCTTTGAGCGCCTAGGTGCGGCCTGGCTCGTGTTCACCGGCAAGGCGGATGCACTGGTATGGATGGAAGACTACTACGGGCGTTCTCACTCGAATGGTGTGAGGCAGTCCGATGGCTGAGGACAAATCAAGCTGGCGCGGTCGCGCCGTTCATCGCCGAAACGAGCGGCAGACCGCAGTGCCTGAGATTCGGCCGCCGAGCGGTTCGAAGAAGGACACGAAGAAGTGGTGCCGCGGCAAAGTCGGAGTGGCCCACAAGCCCGTGTGTGTGGCATACGACGAGCACAAGCGGACAAACCTCCGCGTCCCCGAGTGGAAGATCCTGCTTTGCTCTGAGTGCAAGAAGGAACTGGACTACTATTGGCCCTCACCCTTCCGGTGGCATGACCGTGAGCCAGAACCGCCGCCGGCCTGGGTCACAGGCCCGATCACTTGAGCAGGATGAGAACCCGAGATGAGAAATCCGAACAAGGGCAAAGGCAAGCAGGCGCAGTGGTTGCGCGACCACGCGAACCATGCAGATCCGAAGTGCTTGATATGGCCGTTCTACAGGCTACCAAATGGCTACGGCCAATTGGGCTACCTTGGGCGGATGCGCTATGCCCACAGGATGATGTGCGAGCTTGCTCACGGGGCGCCGCCGCCAGACAAGCCGGAGGCCGCGCATAAATGCGGTAGCGGCCATCAGGGTTGCGTGAACCCGAAGCACCTCATCTGGAAGTCGAAGGCGGAAAACCGTCGTGATAGCACCGCGCATGGCCGCGGAGGTCGCAATCGATTTGGCAACAAAGGCAAGTTGCGGCCGGATGATATCCGGATCATTTTGGACCTGAAGGGCAAGATGCGCCAGGTCGATATTGCCGCACGATTTGGTGTAGACTGGACGACAATCAGTAGCATCTATTGCGGCAAGACACACAAGAAGACCGTCGCCGCGATCCTGTCAGCCTCGCGGTGTTAAATAGAGGGAGAACGACCAGATGAACGAAGATGATCTGACGCTACGCAAGCGCGCCGAAGTTGATATTTGGGATGGACTTCTGCGGCGCAAGGTCAGGGAGCTTCAACAGCAAGGAATGCCATTGGAGCAAGCCGAGGAACGTGCGGCGGCTGAAATACGCCGCGATATCCGCCGCTCCTAAGCCATGATCGAAATACAGCAGCCCTACTGCGATTGGGTCGGCGTAAAATGCAAGGACAGGCGCAAGGGAACTCTGTGGCTCTGCAAGGAATGCGGACACATGGGCCGTAGCAAGACCGTCCCAGCCTGCCCGTGCAGGCCGATCAAGATCGAGGATTCTGGCTCAGCCCCGCGCACGCCCTGAGTTAAGCCATGAACTAGGTAATGACTTGCCCCAATTACCCTGTTCTTACCGGCATTACCCCAATAGCCTGAAACTCTCCCTGAGGGAGCGGACGGCTAAGGCGTCGTAGGCGGGTTCTTGATGATGGTCAAGTTCGATATGGTGATGTTGCCGCCGACCCCCGAGCTATCAACCCCGATGAACAAAGACATGCTGCCGGCTGCTGTCGCCGTTATGATGCCCTGCACGCGGCCATTGGCGTTGAAAAGCAGGAGGTTCGATTTCTCCGCCTCGAATGCGCCTGTCGCGAGCAGCGCCGCCTCCCAGCCGCCAGCGCTTAGATTCGCCACATCAAACGACACGGAGAACTTGTCACCGATGACGGCGCTGCCTAGGTCGAAGGCATAGGCCCCTTGCCCGTAAGACGCCCCGCTGATGATGAGACCGGCCGCATTGTTGGTGACAGATCCGCCGAACACGGTTGCAGAGGCGGTTGCGGTTGTGGGGATGCTCTGCTCAGCCAGGATGTTGAGCGTCGGCCAGGTATAGCCGGAGGCCGGCTTCGCCTCAGCAGTTGCGAGCGTGTAAGCGAGATGGCTGTCCAACGTCTCAAAGAACACTTCTTGGCCGCCGCCTGATGCCAGTAGCGGTTCATAGACCAACTGCTCACCAATCAGCGAGGCGCCGTTGTAGACCTTGATGCGGGCGAACTTGTCATCCCAATAAAGCTCTGTCGTGTACTCAACATCTGCTTCCAGAACGTAGGATGACCCGGCAACAGACCAGGCCGGAACCTTGAATGTTCCATTGTCGATCGCGCGGAAGAACGGACTCGTCGTGCCAAGTTCACCATGAAGGACGACGCCAGAAGTTAGGACCGTGCTCGGGCAAATCGCTATGGTGGGGACTGCGCCGCTTGCCCCGTTATCATTCTGCCATTTGCCCACCAGCTTGCCGGGATTTTGCGAGAGCTGGTTGAAGGCGTAAGCGGCGGGTGTGTCGTTCGTCTGCTTGAGTTGTCCACCACCCGCCACCATGACGCCAGCCGACGCGCCACTTGCAGTCCACGCCGCGCCCTTCTGCGGGACGCGGCCAGAAACGGCGGCAACGGTGCCTGAGAAGTCGTCGTAGAGGAGGTAACTAGCATAGGCGTCAGCACTCACAAGGGATGAGTCGGGCACCCCAACCCGTAGTCCAAGAAAAGGCATCGTATCCCCTCCTAAAAATCTAGCAACCAGCGCGGCGCGCCGCCGCTCTGGAGATTGGTGCGTGTGGCCGTTGCATCGTCAGAAAGTCGGCTCGCGCTTCTTGATCTCGCGATAGGCTTTGCGAGCTTGCTCCTGCACCTCGCGCATCTGCTGGCGCAGGCCAGCGATGGCTTCGGAGCGGGCTTTGCTGTCCATCGTCTTGTCCTGGCGGGTAGACTGCTCGAGCGCCCGCAGGCCCTTGAGCTGCTTGTCGGCGTTCCGGAAGATGGTCTCGGCGTCTGAGCCGACGGTGCCGCGACGCTTGCCCTGGTGGAGGCCGTAGCGGTTGCCACCTTCCTCGATGGTAGTTGCGGCGTCGTCGCTTGCCGCCGGCGCCTTCATGGCCTTGCGGACCTGAGCCATGCCCCTCTGAACCTCGTCACGGGCCTCGTAGTAGGCTTCGCCGGTCGCCTGCTCGACATTGGCGCCGACGAAGTGACGGAGGATCGGGACCTGATTGGGCGGCGTCGGCACGCCCTCCATCCAGTTCTTGAACAGCGTCGTGGTGCGGTTGGTGGTCTGGCCGAGACCGCCGGTCGCGAAATTCCAGATGTATTGCAGGTCGCCCGGATAAAAGTCGACTGCGCCTGGCTTGAAGGCGTTGCCGCCCGAGACCTTGTTCAGGAATTGCGCCACGTCGATCGCGTACGGCGAGGTGGTCGTGAAATGCTGCTCGCTGTGCGGCTCGCCCTTCTTGCCGAACTTCGGGTGGATCGGCTTACGCCGCCAATCCTCGTTGGTACCGAGCTCGAGCAGCGGCATCTCCATCGACGGCATGATGTAGCGCAGCCACGTCCCGGGGTCGGTGGCCGAGCCTTCGGCTTGCACAGGCGAGAAGGCGGAGACGATCGTGGACAGATAGTTTGCGGCCGCCTGCGCCGGCGTGATCTTGCCCTGCGAGGCCATCGCAAGGTTCTCGCCCAGCATCCAGAAGAGCTGCAGGCCGTACCCCATCGGGATCCGGATCGGGTCCTTTGCTCCCGGAATGTAGAAGATGAAGTAGCGCTCGCGCTCCCAATATTTGCGGCGCATGTATTCCGGCTTTTTGTCCTCGTCGTCGGGGGAGACCGCCAGATTCCAGAGCGTCGTCGAGAAGCCGCCGATCACGAGACCGATCGCAGCGCGCCGCGCCATCTTCGAGTTGCGCAGCAGCCGGATGATCTTCGTGGCGCCCTGAACACGCGCATTGAAGAACGCATAGAAGGCGTTCAGATACGGGCTATAGATGCCCTTGCGGTTGAAGTTGGTCGTGGACTCCTTCGATAGCTCGGCCGCCTTGTTCTTGGTCATACCGGCCTTCAGGCCCGCGTCATAGACGGCGAGGCGGGTGCCGGCCTCAATCGCACCGTTAAAGAACTCGATCGCCTTGAGGATCGAGCGCGCCAGACGATAGGGCGCCTTGGCGACGGTGGCAGCATAACCCTCCTCGGTCTCGTGGAACGCCGCCTCGATCTCGCGGCGAGCGCTATCCATGTCGCTGATGCCCATGAACGCGATCTGGCCGCCGTGCTTCTTCCAGTCCTCATAGAGCTGCGCGCCGCGCTTGTCGGCGAACTTGCGCCTGGCGAGGTCGCCGAGCGCGCCGTCCTTCTCCATCAGCTCGCCCATGAAGGCCGCCACATAGGTCCGCAAGGAGCCGATGTTGAGCGCGAAATTCTTCACCAGCGAGGAGCGCTGCTCGGCGCCGAGCGTGTAGGCGGCGTCCTGCACGTCGCGGAACAGGTTCGGGACGAAGAAGTCCGGATTGCGCGCGGTGCGGAAGGCGGAGAACTGCCGCGTCAGCCAAGAGAGCCACTGGATGACCATTGGCAGCCGCTGGATGCCGACGTTCTTCAGCGCCGTCAGCAGGCCCGGATGCTTGATCCGGATGTAGTAGGTATGCCCGCCGACCTTCACCGCGAAGCTGTCGTTCGCCCATCCGGAGGCAACGCGCGTCACGGTCTCGACCAGGCCGGTGTCCCGGTTAACCCGCCGCACGGTGATCGGCCGCTCGCCTTCCAGAAGGTCAAGGTCGTTCTCGGTCGTGGTCTCGACCCGTCCGTCGGTCAGCACGCGCTCGGAGCGCGAGACCTCGTAGAGGGACGGCTGCGGGTTCGACTGCATGAACCGCATGGCGGTGCGGCCAACCCGGTTCTGTTCGCCACGGATGATGGTGCGCTCGCCCATCAGGAACAGGTTCGTCAGGATGTCGTCGGCCTTGGAGGAGCGGCCGAGCGCCTGCTTGGTCTCGGGCCCGCGGACGTCGAAGCCCTTGCCGGTGCGCGACACTTGCAGATCCTGCGCCATGTCCTCGTCGCCGGACTCGAAGCCGCGCAGCGGGACATAGTGCTGGTAAGCCTGCTCCCACTGGCCGATGATTTCCTCGTGCTCGAGCTGATCGTCGACCATCATGCTGCGGATCTTCCGCACGATGGTGTCGATCCGCTGGGCGACCTGTTCGAGCGCTTCCAGTTTCCCGGCCGCCGCGAAGCCGTCCATGATCTCCTGCGCCTCGGTGTCGGTCATGCCCGAGCCGCCTTCCGGCATCATCGGGTTGATCTCGGCGATGTGAGCGTTCCGCTCCGGCGCGTGGCGGGCGTAGAGGTAGCGGTGCAGCTCCTCGCGGGTGATGCCCTTGCTGTAGGCGAAGTCGAGCGCGGGCTTCCACAGCTTGGTCCAATAGTCCTTCAGCCGCTTCTCGGTGCGGCCCTCGAACAGGGTGGCCGCGAGCGCCATGTTGACGCCCTCGTTGACCTGCCGGCCGGTCAGCTCGACCGCAGCCTGCAGCCGGCGCATGTCGACATAGCGGTCGCCGAGCGCGCGGTTGGCGCGCAGGAAGGCTGCATCGAGCATGCCCCAGGCACGATCTCGCCAGTTCAGGTCGGGCCGCTTCCACCAGTCCTGCCAGCGCTCGGGGAGGGGCTCGTAGCTCTCGAAGCGGTTCAGGTTGCCCTGGGGGCGGACCTGCGGCGGTCGGATGTTGGCCTGCTCCGTGACGTTCTGCGTCACGGCCGCGCGACGGTCAGCGTAGGCGCCGTCGAAGGCCGCCTCGAAGATGTCGCTGGCGTTGCGGTAGCCGAGCCCGTTAAGAGCGTTCCGGACGCGCCGGAACAGATCCATCAGGCGCTCGAATGCGCGGCGGATGCCGATGTGGAGGCCCTGCGGTTCGAGGCCGCGGGCCCGGCGGGAGGCGTAATACTCGAACGCCATGGCCCTGATCTCGAAGCCCGCGATCTCGCTGATCTGCTCCGCCGTGAAACCATAGGCCCGCTTCACGATCTCGCGCAGGCGGGCGTCCTCGCGCTTGAGGACGTCCATTTCCTGCTCGGTGAGGATCTTGTCCTCAAGGGCGTGGAAAGCCTCGTGGAACGTGGTGTCAAGCACCTGTTCCAGGGGATAGGCGGGATCGGCCAGCGCCACGGTGATGAGCGCGCGCGCCGGGATGTAGGAGCCGGCCGCTGTGACCTTGTCCTGGCCGAAGGAGCCCCAGCCTGCCGGCATGTTGATGGGGTGCTCGTCGACGAAGCGGACCGCCACGGACGGACCGGTGATCTTGCGCACGACGTCCGTGAGGGCGTGCTCCAGGGTGGCTCTGGTCTCGGGCGTGAGCGGGCGAGGGCGCGTCGGCTCGCCGGTCATGCGGGCCAGAGATGCGCGCGCGCCCTTGGTCTTGGTCTCCGGCTCCTTCGGTGCCTCGAACACTGCTCCGAGCCTTTGCAGCCGGCCAATCGCTGGCTCGAAACTGCCCCAGGTCTCGGCGCGCATGATGCCGCCGGTCTTGAAAAAATCGCCTGTCAGGTTGGTCAGTTCGCGATCGAGATAGTAGATGCCGCCCGTCTTCTTGGCGCTGTCGGTCGAAATGATCAGTTTTCCGTTCGTGAGCACGCTGACGCGCACCACATGGTCTCTCGACCAAAGATTTTGTCCCTTGTGGGTCTGTAGCCAGTTCACCACCTCGCGCGGGGATTCGATAACGACGGGTTTGCTGGCAGCGAAATTGTCGAGGTCGAAGTCGGACGCTGTGAGGATGCCTTGGCGGATATGCCCTTCGTCGTCGGTATAGTTGATGATCCGCCCGCGCTTGTTCAGCCAGTCATAGGCTGCGAGCAGATTGCCGGTCGCGATAAACCGCTCTTCGCGAGCCTCCGACTGCATAGTGTCGAAGCGCTCCAGTGTCTGGGCTGGCGTCTCAAGCCAATCAGGGACACGGGCCACCTCGATGGCGAAAGGGTCCTCGGTATCGGCCTTGCCGTCGGGCCACATCCTCGACACTGGAACGGTGACCTGTCGGGTCGCGTCGGAGATGGCCGCGGTGACCTTCCATGAAGAAAGGGCCAGCGGATTTTTCGGCTGGCCCTTTTGTTCGATCCCGAGGATGATCCCCGTCATGTTCCCGGTGGAGGTCTTGAACGTGACCCTCGCACCGATCGGCAACGTGCCGATCAGCTCCGTCCACCTGTCTTTAACCGCGTCGAGTTTGACGCGCTCCCGCTCCTTGATGTCAGGCTTATCGATGTCATCGAGGATGCGACGACGATACTGGTCGAACTCAGCCAGATTGACCTTGAACGGCGCCAGCGCGACGGAAGGGTTGACCATCTCTCCATTGGTCAGAAAGTGCTTGTAGCGCTCGGCGGCGTTCTCCTTGGTGATCTCAGAACTGGAGACGTTATCGCGCGCTGCGATGGCGTCGTAGACCTTCTGCACCACCTCGTGAGATGGAAACGGCTTGCCGAGACGAACAGCCGAAACCCGCTCGACATTGACGGGGGCGGCAAACGGGGAGGACGTTTCGCCCTTGGCCGGAACGACCTCGGTGCTCTCCAAGGTCTTGGCCTTGAGATCGTAGGTTTTCGCTTCAAGCGCATTCTCGCCAGACGCCTCCATCTGCTTCAGCAGGGCATCGTACTCGGCTTCAAGGTGCTCGTAGAGCGATTCCTGCTCTGCCAAAGGCAGCAGCGGAATGCGCCCCGTGATCTTGCGCATCGCGTCTTCATAGTCGATGCCACCATTGTCCTTGAACTTGATCGGCTCGCCGAGTCGACGGTTCATGTCGGGGTTTTCAAGGATGTACATCGCGGCGACCATGTCGCCGTACTGGTTGATGAAGTCCGGAACGTCCTTTGCGGTCAGCGCGCCGCCGCGGGAGGCGGTCGTGTTCGCGTTTAGAGATGCCATCTTCTTCGCCAGCACTGCGGCTGGTCGCTTCTCGGCCGGGATGCCGGCAACGAGTTGATCGTACTCTGGCGTAACCACCTGGCCGGTGCGGTGGACGCGGCCGAGCATTTGCATGTGGGTATCGATGTTCGCCTCGGCCTGGGCGATGATCATCTTGCGTTGGCGCTGATCCTTGAACTTCTCGGAGGCGTGCAGGGACAGACCGGTAGCGCCGGCCTGGTTCAGGATCACGGCATCGAGCTTGCCGCTGTTGAAGTCGGAGATGGTCTCGCGCCGGCCGCGGATCGACATCTCCCGGCCCGGCCGCGGCTTGAGGATCGGTTCGTCGCCGGAATAGTCGACGATGGTTCCGCGCCCGGTGATCTCGCCGACAGTGTATCCGGCCTTCCGGATCTGTTGTTTGATCGCGTCGATCGGCGAGACGGGCAGGTGGGAGAGTGCAAGATCGTCGATCATCCTCCGCGCAGCGTCATAACTCGCGCGACCTTGCTTGCCGAGTTCCTTGTCGGAGAGATACTTTCGCTCAACCTCACCCTTTGCAGCGTAGGGCTTCTTGATGAGGACGGTGCGCGTCCGATCGAGGTAGCGGCGCAGGACATCGCCGAAGTCGGCGTTGATCACGCTGCCCGGGGCAATGCCGGTATCGTCGGCGAAGTTTTTGAGAAACGACTCCATCGTGCTGGCCAAGGTGATGACCGGCTTTTTACCTTCCTTCAGGGCCTCGATAGCGCGTTGCGCGGCTCCGTCCGCCTTCATCGCGAGCAGCATCTGGTTGATGATGTTGTGCATGACGGAGGTGAAGGCGACCGACTTTGCTCCGGCATCGCCGACGGAATTATCGAAGGTTGTACCGGATGCCTGCCCCTTCAGGTCCTCGTCGAGCTGATCCGCTATCTCCTTGACGTGGTCCGAGAAATCAAGGATCGCGGCAAGCGAGCGGGAGATGCCGTCATAGGCTTCGCGGTCGACATCGATCAGCGGCGTGTCATACGTCACACCAGCGAAGGACCGTTCGCGCCGGACGTACTGACCAGCTTGCGCCAGCATGGTCGCAACCACCTGCTGCATCGGAACGCCGCCCTTGGATATCGCCTCGCCAAGGTCTGATGGCTTCTCCACGGCCATGCTCATGTCGGTGGCGGCGTAGAGGTCCATGACCTCCGGACGCTTGGCGTAGGTGGCGGACGAATAGAACACGCCGTTGGCGCGGCTGACGAGTTCCCGCGCAAAGCCAGCACGATCAGCCTTCTCGCCCTTCGCCTTGCGAGTCTGGTCCTGGCCACCGGCGTTGTGGCTCTCGTCGAAGATCAGAACCGCATTATGGATGATGTTCGACAGAAAGCCACGGCGAGGGGTGTTCTCGCCCTTCAGCGTCTGCATCTGGGAATAGTTGGTGAACACCATGTCGTACTTGTCGAAGAAATTCGACGCGGTGAGCGCGGACAGATCGGCGTTATGGACCTTCGCGGAGGGGGTCTTGAGCACGACCTTACCATCGTCGGTCATGGGCACGCTGAGATCGGCGTTGGTCGCGAGGATGCGCGGAGGGCCGCTCAGGAAGTCGTCAGAGATCCCGATGTCGTTGAGGTCCCTGTACATATCGCCGTAGAGGTTCGGCTTCTCGGTGACGAACACGGGGATGCGGTTGTTCTTGATGGCCCAGCGGATGATGGCGGCGTTCACTCGGCCTTTGCCGATTCCAGTCTGGTCGCCAATGATGAAGCCCTTGCCGCGAAGCAGGTTGCTGATCGCGAGCGCGAGAGCATCGATCTGCTCGGCTCCGAAGTAGCTGGCGAGCTCGTCCGGCTTGTAGCCCAATTCGCTCGCAACATATGCATCGATGTCACCGACCTTCTCGGCGACGCTGTCCAGCGAGCCCTGAAGGCTCTTGCGCATGTTGACGGGGACGAGGGTGCCGAGTCCTTGGGTCCTGGCCGAGCGCGGCGCATAAGCGACCTGCCGCTCGGTTTCCTGCTCTACTCGAGGTGCCCGTCGCTGGGCAGCAGGCGCAGGATCAGGTCGTCCGGCGTCTCCGCGACCTCCGGGTTGAACTTCATCTTCAGCGCCTGGTCCACCAGTATCGTTGCCTCCGGATTGCTCAGGAACAGATCCTGCGAGAACTCCCGCGGGCTCGTCCGGAGCGGGCCGTGCAGCAGACCGGCTTCCTCCATCAACCGCTCCACCTCGCGCATCTGGTACGGACGATCCTCTGGTAACGTCGTCCGGATCAGCCGCTCCATCTTGTCCGCGAGTAGTAGCCTCATCTGATGGAAGTTCATTGAGCAGTTCTCCAAGCTGATCCCATGACGCGTACACCCTCGGCACGTCGACCGCCGGCAGCTTGCGGGCCGATTTGCCGCGGCCGTCGATGACGATCACGTCGACGGGCCATCCCGCGCCCTGACGCTCGTAAAGCTCGCCAGCGACGGTGAAATGGTCCGTCACGTTATAGCGGTCGTAGAGGGTTTTGTAGAACTCTCTCTTGTCCTTGCCGTTGTAGCCGTCAGAACGGGCCTCGCGGCTCGTCTTCATCTTGTTCAGGCCGCCGACGATCAGGGTGGCCCGGCCGTCATCCCGCATCGCGGCAAGGGCCCTCAGCGCGATCGCGTGATCGATCTGGGTGGTCTTGTATCCGGGCTGGATGTCGGAGAGGTCATGGATGGTCGATTGTCCGCCTTCCTTCATGGCTCCGAAGGGCGGGTTGGCGATCACGACGGTGGCGCCATCGAAGGCAGCGTTGATGCTCGCCGCCTGAGTTTTCTTGACCGCATCCTGCTTGGTGACGTTGAAGCCGAATGTTTCGAGGTTCTGTGCGCGCGCTGGGTTGATCTCGTTGGCGATCACCGTCTGCTCTGGGGTGGTCTCGATAAGCAGCGCGCCGTTGCCAGCGGTCGGCTCATAGACCACATCGACGTCTTCACGCGCAACGCCGGCCAGCCGCGACGCGATGTAGGCAAGGGGGACCGGAGTCGAGAACGCCTGATCCCGCATTGAGGTCGACGTGCGGGTGCCAAGTTTTGGCTGGGCCGCATATAGCGCGACCAGTTCTGGATAGACCTTCAGCGCGTCATCGCCATGCTTCTGCACGATCTCGCGCGCGGCACGGACGACGCCAAGCTCGATCTGCTCCTCAACCGCCTTTGCGTCCTCAATACCGGTCGTTTCCTTGGCAAGCTTGCGGGCGGCGAGGATGGTCGTGAATTTTTCACCAGCAACGAATTTCTTGGCGAACACGTCGGCAAGTGTGGAATCAGAAGGCCCGCTTTCGCGGGCCTGTTCGGTGGGCTTGATGTCGAGGAGATCGGTCTGTTTGCTGTCGTCGCCGAACAGGCCCTCATCGGCCGGCTTCTGTGCCGCCTTCGGCTTGAGCGCGGCATCCGCCTTGCGTTTCGCCTGCTTGCCCTGGCTCTCCTTCTCCGCGCCCGGCAGGACAGCCTGCTCGCCGGCCTCGGTGCGCTCGGTGACGGGCTCTACACGTTCCGGAACTTCTTCGCGGGGTTGCTCGGCTCGCTCGGCTTCTTCACGCGCTTCACCTTCGCCGGGTCCTTCGCGATCTTCGCCAGCGCCAGAAACGTGTTCGACCGGCTCATCAACTCGGCCTTCTTCTCCGGGTCGGACTCCTGCTGCGCTTTCTGCTTCAGCGCCGCGCTCATCTTCCGGTGTTGGCTCGGGTTGAACAGCATCGAAGGCTCCGAAGTCGAAGGCATCATAGACGGTTTCCTGTGGGATGTCGGGGTCATTTTCGAGGTTGCGGATTGCTGCCCGCTCAAGCGCCGCGTCCGGGTCCAGGCCCTCGTCGGCCATGATCTCGGCCGCAAGGCGCAGGTCGGCCTCGTTGGTCATGCCGGCGGGCACGCCGTACGCTTCCAGCATCGCCTCGATCTCGGCCCGGTTCTGGCCGAGCAGCGCGTCGCGGTTGGCGTTCTCCTCTTCGAGGCGCTGCATCTCGCGCTTAGACGGCTCGGCCTCCTGGCCCTCGGGAAGGCGGCGCTGGCCGCGCAGCTCGTTGTCGATGGCGTCGAGGAACTCGCGGGGGGTGCTGGTCGCTTCGCCGGTACCGCGGAAGTATCCGGCCTCTTCAGCCGCCTCGCGCATCTGGTCGATGCTCATGCCGGTCGGGCGGACCGCGGCGAACCGGCCGTTCCGGCCGGGGACGTTGACGCGGTGGGAGCCGGACAGGCCGATCGCGGTCAGTTCAGGGTCGGGGCGCAGTCCACCTTTGGATGCGATGAATTGGAGGAGACTGAGTGCCGGCCCATCGGACGCCAGTTTGGCGACAGCACTTCTTCCACGCTGAGACCTTGAGCCACCCTGCGGAGCACCGTTTTCGGATGCAGCCCGATCTCGCGCGCCCATGCTCGTGCCGACTGCGTCTTGCCCTGAAACGTCAGCCGGCATGTCTTGCGCATGTTCTGCGCCTGCTCCAACTTGGTCGCCCAGCCCACGTTGCCCGGCTCGTAGCCCTTCTCGTTGTCCTTCCGGTCCAGCGTGTGCAGCGGCGACGGGCGCGGCCCCACTCCTTCCAGGAAGGCCGGAAAGCTGTTCGCCCACTCCGGATGCAGTTTGATCCCCCGCCCCCCGTAGTTGTGGTAATACGGGTTCTTGGGATTGAGGCAGCGATCCTTCACGTTGAGCCAGAGCTTGTACATCGGCGTTCTGGCCTGACCGTGAAACGTCTTCGGAATAGGCTTTCTTCGTGTTGCCATCGCGCAGCCAACCCTTGAGTTGATCGACCGACAACTCGGAAACGGCCTTACGCCGTTGTGGTCCGCTGCCATCGGAGAACGATAGATCGTAGGCGAGCGTCGCGCTTTCAAGATCGGGGTAGCCTACAAACAGCTTGTGCTCGTCGAACCTTCCGGTCTCCGGGTTGAATTGATCGACGATGAATGCACGGCTGGACTTCGGATCGTCTCCGAAGGTGACATCGACCTGATCGCCATCCTTTCCAACTGTCCGGCGGATATAGCCATAGTGGCCGGGCATCGCGATGGACCAAGATTCGCCGTTTGCCCCCTTGCCGCTGCGCTCCGCGCCTTTCGGGGTCTCGATGGTGATGTCGAGACCATTCCACTTCACGTGCCCCTTGGCGTAGGTGCCGGCCTCCTTCTGCGCCTCCGTGGGGCTGGTGTTGACATGGCCCGCTGCGCGGTCGAGATCGGCCGGGGTCTCGACCTTGACCGGCTCGGCGCGCGAACCCACGACGGCATCGCCTTCGCCGAATACGGGCTCGGTACCGGCTTCCTGCGCGGCCGCGACCTCGGCCGCGATCTGGGCCGGGCTCATATCCGCGATCTGCTGGTCATCGTAGCCGTAGCCGCGGAGCAGGGCGATGTCCTCGTCGGAGGCGGCTGAGGCGGGATTGGTAGTTGGTAGCGGCTTGGTAGAGCCAGAATTGGGAGCGTTACCAACTTCGGGAGCCGGAGCGACGGAAATTGGCGCAGCGGAATTTTCGTCGGCCCCCACCACCGAATTAGGTGCGGTGGGGGTAGTGGGGGACGCCTGCGGCGGGACCGGCAACTGCTCGATCTGTGACGGCGCCGTCACACTCTCGGGCTGGGGCGCCTGCAACGAACCTGCAATTTCTTCCTGCGTTTTGGCGTTGACAGGAGGCGTCGCGGTCTGAGGCGGGGTCGGGGATTCGCCAAGGATCTGCCGGATGATCTCCTCCGGCGTGATGGGCGCCTGCTCCGGGGTGGGCACGCCCTCGCGCGCGGCGCGATCGCGGCCCGCCGTGAGATTGCCGAGACCAAGGGTACCGGCCATGCCGCCGCCCAGGATCATGCCGACCAGCGCGGCCTGCGCCACGCCCGCGGTGATGTCGCCGGGGTCCTTGCCGTACAGGCCGAGCTTGGCGAGGTTGTCGAGCAGCTGCTGGCCCGCCTCCTGCAAGCCTTCCTCGCCCATCTCCTTCATGATGAGGCCGAAGTAGCGCTTGAGGCCGCCGCCGGTTTTCTTGTCGAGCTTGTCCGCGATCCGCCCAAGACCGATGGCCTCGGTGGAGCCGATGCCGGCGCCGACGGCATAGGCCAGCGCCTTCTTGTAGGCGGGCGCGCCCATGTCGTCGGCTTCGCGGTAATACTGCTCGGCGTTCTGCGCCGCGCCGGCGCCGCCGGAGGCGAAGGCCGCCGGGATCTTCATGCCCTTGCCGATGGCGCCTGTGACCATGAAACTCAGTGCCGAGCCTGCACCCTGACCGAGTTTGGCGCTTAGTTCCTCCTCGCGGGTCGGGTCCGCCGGGTTGGCGAGACCGATCCGCTTGGAGGCTTCCCGCATGTATTCGGCCACGCCGGTGCCGTCCTTGATGCCGGACGCATCGAGGGCAGCGTCGATCGGGCGCGCAGCGCCTCCGATGGTGTCGGGGACACCCGTCGCAATGGCGGTCGCAAGTCGCGCCGCGGCGTCGCGGAGTTTCGTCTGGGTGGGGGGAGCGGCGCGCTGGGCCGCGGAGAGTGCCTGCTGGGCCTGCGCGAGGTTCTCGGTCGCAGCATCGATCTCGGCCTGGATATGCTGACGCTGCAGGTCGCCCGTGGTGCCGCGCCGGAGCGCGCGGGTCGAGCCGTCGGCGATGCTGGCCGAGCGGGCCTTGGCCGCATCCAGGCGCGCCTGTGCCTCGGCAACGCCGGCCTCGGCGGCCTGGACGTTGCCAACAACGGCCTCCTGCGCTGGCGCGTTCATGAACGCATCGCGGGCGGGTCGGCCATAAGCCTGCGTGTAGGCTTCATCTCCGGTCAGCATGCCGGACATGCCGCCCTCGGCTGAGGACACGGGATTTCCGCTCCAATAGCCGTCGCTGCGCTCGCCGCTCAGCGGCGCGCGGAAGGGCGCGTTGTCGAGCGGCTGCACCTCCGGCATCGGCTGGGTCGGCTGGATCAGGCCGGGCGCCTCCGCCGGGCGCGCGCGTGGCATCGGCGGGTTCTTGATCGGCGCGGAGCCGATAACCTCGTCGTCGGTACCAAAGTCGATGGTCTGCTGGCGGGACTTCGCGCGGGGTGCGGGACCGATCACTTCGTCGTCCGTCCCGAAATCGACCGGCTGGCGGGCGCGGGCGCTGAAATCGGTCAGGCCCTTGCGCTCGTTGCGGGTGGCGATGAGGTCCGGCGAGACAATAGCGGTCGGCTCGTAGGCGCCATCGTCGCCGACGATCAGGTCTTCAAATGCCATGTGGGGGGTTACTTCTTCCTGCGAAGTTGACCGTTGACGATGTAGTAGGAGCCGGACTCGATCTGGTCGTAGTCGTCCTTGGTCCGGGGCTCGTAGGGGGCGGCTTGCGTGCCGTCCCCGTTGAACGCGATCTCGCCCGGGTTGCCGGCCTTCTTGGACGAGCTCGGAGCGGACGGTGCCGCCCCGGGGCCCGTGGTGCCATCAGGATTGAGCCCGAAGCCCTTGTAGATGCGTGCTGCCTCCTGGGCCTTCTTCTGCGCGCGCTCCTCCGGCTTCAGCCGGAAATCGCCGTCGATGGCGCGGTTGGCGTTCTGGATCGCCCGCTCGGCCTTGTCGAAGATCAGGCGGGAGTCGATCGCGCGCGGCGGCTTGGGGCCGGCGGTGGCGACGTTCTCCTGCTCGTTCTTCTGCTTCGTGAGCACGCCGTAATAGCTGGTAAGCGCCCGCGTGTAGGCTTGCTTGTCGCCGAGTTGCTGCGCCTCGAGTGCGGCCTTGAGGTGCTTCAGCGCCTCCTCGGAATCCGCACGGGAGGACGCCGCGCCCGCCTTCAGGCTGCCCCCTGCCCCGCGCGCAAACGCGCCGCCCGCCGTATTGCCGGTGACAGTCGAGAGGCCGCCGCCGAGCGATGCCATGATGTTGCGCATCGGGTCCGGGGCCGCCGTGGCCCGGCCGGTGATGGCCGAGACGATGTCCGCTGTGGTCTGCGGGATCGGGGGACGGCCCATCTGCGCGCGCTGGATGTCGGTAGGCGCGAATGCCGTGATGTCCGCGGGCGAGGCAAGAAGTGGCGCCGCCGCCGGGGCATCGGCAGGGCGCGGCGCCGGCAGCGGCACAGAGAGCGGCTGTCGCGTGCGTGCGCTGATGTCGGTCGGAGCATCCGGAAGCTGGCCCATGGTGGGCTCGGCGTTCGGCGGCAGAGCGGCGCCGTCGCCGCCACCGAGAAGCTCCCGCAGCTTGGCGAGCGGATCGTCGCCGCCCTCAGTGGAGGACATGCCGAGCGGGAAGTTCTGCCCGACATAGTTGTTCGGCGTGATCAGGTCGGTCAGGTCCATCAGAGGTCAACTCCCATGTCCGCCGCGGCCTGCGTGGCAAGCCTCATGTCGATCGCCTTGACGCCGTTCACCTCTACCACGGCCGCCGGGGTCACCTCCTCGACGTCCTGCGCCATCAGGCCGATCTGCCACTCGTCACTGCCGACATACTTGAACCGATAGATCGGCAGGTGATCGTAAGTCTCTCCGATCACGGAGATGTCGGTCTTGAGCCGGCGATCGGAGAGCTTGAAGAGGTTGGCTCCCGTGCCGATGAGCGAGCCCAGGATGCCCCAGCCGGAGTTGTTCGGCTCCTGCACGGTGCTGGTCGACCCGTGCGGCGTTCCCGCGAGCACCGACGTCAGCCAAGAAATCTGCTGCTGATCCCAGCCCTGGCCGCGCAAGAACTCCTGCATCTTCGCCGTGTCGGCCGCCTGGTTGGTCTGCTGCTCGGTCTTGCCGGCCTCCGCGAGGGCGGTTGCGGTCTTGAGACCGCGGTCGACCGTGGACGCATCGAGGTCGGAAAGAGCCTTCCCGCCCGAGATCGCACGCTGCAGAGCGAGGTTCAGGTTCGTCTTCTGCGCGTCGGTGTCGGTCGCGATGTCGCTCTGCCGCAGGCTGGCGGCGCGATCGAACGCGCTCTGGTAGCCCTGCCCGACGACGCCGGCCCGGGTCTTTGCCTCGTCACGGAACTGGTTCGCCAGCGCCACGCCGCTGCGCGCGTCGCCGAAGGCACCATCCATTGTCGCGGAAGCATCGAGCGACTTGCGCTGCGCGGTACCTGTGCGCGCCAGATCATCCAGCTGAGGCTGCAGCGCCGCCATGATGTACGGCGACATATAGTCCTGAATGGTGGTGTTGCCGACGGTCTTGTCGCCGCCAAGGATGCTCGCCGGGGTGACACCCGTGGTGCTGGAGAATGTCTTGTAGAGGTTCTCGATGTCGGACAAATACGGGTTCGTGGTGCCGGCAATCGACTTGATCAGCCCGAATGCATCCTGCTGGTTCTGCGTCAGCGGTGCTGTCATCTCGCCCGTGTAAGCCTGGAACGGACGGGCCGCGACGTTGCTCGCGTTCGTGACGTTCGACTGAGCGGCGTTCTCAAGGTAGGCAGGCAGCGAGTTCGTCTGCGTCTTGGTGGTCTCCATGTCGCCGAAGCAACCCATGGTTCAGTTCCTCGAAAAAGCGTAGATTGAGCCGAACGGCTGGTAGCGGAGAAGCTCGGCGACCTTCGCCGCCTTGCCGCGCCGCCGGTTGTGGTTTGCGATGGTGACGTACAACTCCTTCTCCGCCATGTCGGCGATCGCGCGGGCCTCGTTGAGGAGCGCGCCGAGCACGTCGCCGTTGCGATGCTCCGGATGGACGAAGAGATAGACTTCGCGGATGCAGGTCTCTCGCGAATAGCGATAGCGGGTGTTTTCAAGCCCCATGACACCGATGAGCTGGGTGCCCTTGACCGCCATCAGGAACGCGCCCTTGCTCGGCTCGTTGATGAGGGAATAGATGTCCTCCATCACGACGATCGGATCGACCGGGACAACCGCGACCTCCTGGCCCATCAGCATCAGGAGCTTGTGTATCTCGACGGCATCCTGATCGGACATTGCACCGCGGACGATTAGTGATTTTGAAGGAGCGAGCATAGAAAAGACCTACATTCTTGCGTTAAAGGCGTTCTGTCCTGACGCCTGATAAAACACAAAGGCTTGGCCAACCGATCCTGCTGACGAGCCAGAAACGGGCACCAACGCTATCGTCCCGCCAACACCCGCTGACACGCTCAACGAAGAGACATTGACGAGCGTATCCCCGCAGATGATCTGCACGCCGGAAGTGCCGATAGTCGGCAGTATCCTCATGGGGACAGGTAGCGCGACAACGCCATATCCACTCGTTCCTCCCGTTCGGAGCGTGCCGCCTCCAAAAATAGCATTTGTGGCGATCGGGACGAAGTAGCGTTGACACAAAGCCAGCTCAGATGCGTATTCAGGCAGTTGAAAGGAAGGCGCCGTTGCGCCCTCATAGAGACCTACATCGAACAACTCGAACACATTGCCAACAGTGCCGAAGAGATTGAACTGGTTCGAGGTGGCCACGAGTGAACTGGCCTGCCAAGAGGACCCAGCACCTTGATACGTGGTGCCTCCCATAAGACACCATGTCAAAACGAGCCCTTGTCCTGTATCCTTAAGCCATGTGCCCGTTACGTCGCCAGGGATGGTGATCTGTTTCAGGACGTCGGTGTTAGCTTCGCTTACAGCGATCGTGAACTCTGCAACATAGGATCGATTGCTCGCCGCATTGCGAATAGAGAAGCAATACGTGCCAGCAGGCGCTCGAACGCCGAATTGAACCGTTGTCTCTTTTGCCGATGCAGACCCAAACAATAGATCGGCAACACGCAATCCCTCTATGTATTGAACGATATATGCGATGTCTCCAGCAGCGACCGAAGCGTCTGCAGTCGTGATTGTGAACCGTAATCGATTGGGAGACCCTGCGGGAGTTACGCTCGCAACTTGAGCCGCCGAAAACGCACCGCCGCTGACAGCTCCAACAAAAAACTGGTCAACAGGGAAATAGCCGTTGGTCGTGCCAGCAGTTGTCCCATTCTCCTGCGACACCTGCATACCGCCGTTGACGACCTTATTTTGCTTGGTGAGGCTGGCATTTATGTTCTCGCGCGCCTGCGCCTTCTGGCCGGACGTAAGAGACTGAGCGGCGTCATAGCGAATAGCCCTAGCATCGATGCGTGCGTCAGCCGTTGCTGTGTCTGCCGGATGGACATGGTCCTCTCGTGACCATCTGGCGCCGGTGCCGACGGTTCCTGAGCCGCTATTGACCAATGGTGTCGTGGTCCCGGCCGAGCCAGAGACCGCCTCCTCGCCCTCACCGCTATGCTCGTTGGAGGCGATCTCGATCTCGCGCAGAGCTTCTCTGGCCCAATCCTTGAAGGCTTGATCGGACTGCCCGATCGGCTGGCCGAGCGAAACCTGTCTCATCGGCGTGTTCCATTCGAGGAAATCAGGACGTCAGGCTTGCCGAAGCGGAAATATCCGTCGACCACGTCCGTGGTCATCTCGAGTGAGATGTAGCGACCTTCGAGGCGAAGATCGATCAGATCATCGTCCTCTGTGATTGTGATGGTCTGAGTATCAACGGTCGGCTTGCGAAGCCGGTCCCAGCCCTCGAAGGTCACGGTGATGTCGCCGGACTGGTTCTCGAAATCCGCCACCATGCCGTCGATGTTGAATATCTGCGCACCCTTCATCAGGCTTGACGGCGCGAGGCGGATCGAAGCCAGCACCGCCTCTCCGTCGCCATTCACGCCTTCCTCGTGCAGGTAGATGTGGCCATCATCGCCAGCCATGTAGGGCCTCGTGTCGCCGTGGCTGAACGAGGTGCCGGCCGTGCGCAACATTTGGCCGGTCGCCCAGGAATAGTCGTTGAGGCTGAGAAGGGCGTAATAGCTCGGCTGGGTGTCGCCGAGCGCGATATAAAACCAGATCACCTCGTTGTACTTGGCGACGTATTGCGCCCAGCACAGATAGGCTTGCTCGGCATTGAGTCGGTCGAACACATAGGCGCGGATGTTCTCTACGTTCGGGATGAACGCTACAGCACCGTTGTAGAGGTAGAAGTTGGTATGGCCCATCCAGTAGGCGATGCCGTTCACAGTGACCTTGGCCGACGGCGAGGCGAGGCCGCAATTTCGGCCAGCAAGGCGAGACGAGAAAATGGCGTTGGTGCCAGTATACTGGAAGATGTAGAGCGCGAAATCCGACCAGACGCACGAGACGTGGTTGCCGAGCGATGCTCCGGCGATCAACTTGGTTCCTTCCGCAAGGGTGCGGGTGTTGGCCGTGTTGTCGTCGGCTGGCGTCCAGAGCGTGTAATCGTTCTGGCTGGCCCAATCGACCCGCATGCCCTCACAGAGAGCAAAGACGAAGCGCTCTTCCGTGACAAACATGTAGCGGATGTCGGTTGGGGCGTCGGCCACCACGGTTGCACGGCCGAAGGCCGGCACGTCCGCCGGATCGAACTTGTAAAGGCTTCCGCCATTGTAGGCGGCGAGCAGGATGCGCCCAAAATGATCCATCGACCAGATACGCGGCTCGATGAAGATCGTCGAGAACGGGCGCTCTGTGCCATACGTGCCGGTGCCGTAGGGGCCCGCGCCGTAGCCGAGACCGTAGATGCCGAGCTCAACGCCGATCGGGATCTCGTACTCATAATCGACCGACCCGCCACCTGGGCCAGCCGTCGAAGTGGCATCGCTGCCGGCATCGATGGTGTAGGTCCCTGATGCGGTCGTGAGAACCTCATATTGGCCGTCGATGGTCAGACCACCGACCGCGCTCGCGCCTGTATAGCTGACGACGTCGCTTGGGTGGCGGTTGTGCGAGGCATGCGTCACGGTGACGATGCTGCTTCCATCCGTGGTGCTGAACGGATCCGTCAGTGTGCCGGAATCATCGATTGGCGTGATGTCGTGCTGGGTGAAATCGCGCTCGTAGACATAGAGCTTTTGATAGGTCCCGCCCGCCATGTATTCGATCGAAGACAGGTCGCGCCAGGCGTGAAGGGTTCGCAGCGTGCCAGAGGCAATCGACGTGGTCTGCTTCAGCCATCCGCCCATCTTCTGCGGGCGGCCGTTGACGAAGCGCATCCACTGCGTATCGGTCCAGCGGCCTTCCTCGACGCGGTCTGATTCCGTCTTGACGACGCCAGGCGGCGGTGTCAGCGGTACCGGATCGAACTCACCATCAGCCATGGGAAGCGCCCCGCCTTCCCAACACCTCCCAAAGTGACCGGGAAGGCAGGGCTACTCCCTGCGCTTTCGCGCAGCTCAGATTTTGATGCATACGAGGACCGCAGCGCTCTCGGGGCGGGCTTCGGTGCCACCGTCAGATGGGATTGTGCCCGTGGTGCCGCTGAACGTATGGGTATGGTTCGAGCTGACACCACTGGTAGTGCCGCTGAAGGAGTGCGTGTGACCAGCCGACCGACCGCTGCTACTCGTGATAAAAGAAGGCGATCCAGTATTATAGATCGTAAACGAACCGCCACCAGTCGATGAGTTCGTTCCGCCTGGTGATGTATAGGAATGAACGTGATCGGCGCTTTCAGAGCCGGTGCTGCCAGAGTAGGTGTGCGAGTGGTCAGCGCTGATATTCCCGGTTGTTCCGGAGAACGATGCCCCAGCGTGCGTATGAGCCTTGTTCTGGTTGGATTGATAAGTTCCGACCGCAATAGTGGTGCCGTCGGCCGCCCGCAGGAAGCGGTTGGTGTCTGTCAGATTCGGCAAACCGGCCGTCGTAACGCCATTGCCGGCGCCCCATGTGGTGCCGATCTTGTCGTAGAGGTTCGGGTGATCAGCCCGAACGAAGGTGCCGCCGGAGCAGGCGAGCGTTCCCGGAGGGGCAGTGGTCCCGCCGTGCAGAACGAAGTTTCCGACCTCGTCCTCATCCTCGCGGTAGAGGACGTCGTTGCCGTCGCAGACGACGTCCTTGTGAGTGCCCTGCGGGATCTCGATCGCGGTACCGGAGGCCGTCTTCATCAACAGCACGTAGGCGCCGTCCGTGTTGTTGAAGATGCGCCAGCGCTTGGAGATGTTGTCGACCGTGACCGTGCAATTTGAGGTCAGGGTACCGCTGAACTCGATCATGCCGGCGCGGTGCTGGGCCGCCGTGAGCGTGGCCGCGCCGCCCGTGACGGATTTGGTCACATAGCCGGCAATCGCCTGCTCAAGGTACTCGAAGACGAAATTGTTGAGGTTGTCACCCCAGGTGTTGTTGTTATTGCCCGTGGCCTGCATCAGCAGGCCGAGCAGAGCAGAATTGGTATCAGACGGCATTCTATCCGATCTCCACCTCGAACTCGACGTCGCGGTACGACAAGTCGCTCTCCGCGTTCGTCTTCTCGATCAAGGCGCTCAACATCGTCAGGTTGTTCTGGTACTTCGTCTGGTTCGACATGAAGTCGTAAGCCTGCGCGAGGCAGGCAACCCGAAGCAGGTGAGGATACCGGGAGGTGAGGAAGTTGGTCGTGTTGGAGCCGGAAAGGTCGTCAGGCTTCTTGAACCCGACAAGGTTGAGGGTGGCCGCGCTCTCATAGGCGCATTCGAACTGCAGCTTCTCGTCGTAGATCGCGTAGTTCTGCGGGATGCTCTCGATCAGGGCACCGTCCTCATAGGACCGCGCCCGAACGATATTGGCCTCCGGCCGGAGCTTCAGGTCGATATTGTTGGTGATGTCCTTCAGCGCGATCGGATCGAGGAAGCCGGACGGCAGGGCAACGTAGAAGTCTCCGGGTGCGAGAGCGAGGTTGTCGAATTCAAACCGCATCTCCCGCACCCGCAACGTTTGATACACCAGTGCCTGGGCCTCGATGAGAACCTGCTCCACGTCCAATTGCGAATAGTTGCACCAGCGCTTGATGGAGCCGGCTGTCGTCTTGTCCGCGATCAGGGTGGTGTAGGTCATCGCCATGGATCAGGTGCTCTTCGGTCCAAGCTTGGTTGGCACGTCCTCGGGACCGAGAACCTGTTCCTCGAACACGAGGAACTCGGCCAGCGCCTTGTAGTTGGTGAACGCCTTGTTGAAGCGGCGACGGGCCTCCTTGAAGACCTCGTGCTGCGGGTATTGCACCTCGTCCTTCAGCCACGCCTCGAAGTTCATCGCGGTGTCGTCGCCGTCGTCGTCATCCGCTCCCGGAGGCGGCGGCGGCTCCTGCACTTCGGGATCGTCGTTCGGTGCGCCGGCCTGCAGCTTGGTCAGCCGACGCATCTTCTTCTCCACCAGCGCCTTTTGCGCCGGCGTTTTCACCATGGACATAGCGAGATCGCCCTGGTGGTCGAACGGCAAACCGTCCTGTTCGAAGGCATGGGTCAAGCCTTCGCCGTGACAGGTCGCGAAGGCTCGCGACCTGTCGAGTTTGAGTTTCGGTCCAGTCAATGCCGGCTCCCTACTTGACGTCCTGAACGGCGGACGCGCCGGAAAGGGAGTGCGCGAGGTTGTTCACGCCGCCCTTCGCTTCCTTGGCCTTGGGGACGCTCATGCTCGAGTCGTCCCGGCCGTGGCCGGTAACGATCGTGCCGCGCGCCACCTTCGACCGCTCGATGGTGGAGTTGCTTTCGTTCTTCATCGTCGGATCAGTCCTCGACGTAGCGGGGCCAGGCGGTGGCCTGCTCCCCAACGGGTGGGCGATAGCCGGTCTCGCGATCGGCGGTGGAAAGCCGCGTAAAGCCGTCGATGCCGGCATTGCCGGTCGTGTCGTCCTTGACGCGGTCGACGGGACGCAGCGGTTTAAGCTGCGTCGGGTACTTGTTGCCGTACATGCGGTCCTCCTGTGAAAAGGGCCCCGAGCGATCGGGGCCCTTTCTGGCTAGAACCAGTCGATCTCGACCGCGACCATGCCCGCACCGGTCTCAGACCCGCCGGAGCCGGGGACGAGGCTGATGAAGAACGCGGTGTCGGCCGGGATGAACGCCTTCTCCAGGGCAACGTGCTCGGAGTAGCGGGTGCTCTGCTTGCCGGGGTTGGTGGCAGCACCAACCTCGTTGACGCTCTGCACCAGCGAAGAGGCGCGGATGATCGGCGTGCCAGTTGCGGTGTAGCCGGTGCCGACGGCCGAACCGAGCCGGAAGCGGCCGTACTCGTTGTCGAGCGAACCGAGATCGCTCGCAGCGTCACCGACGCCGACCTCCGGGACGGTGGTGGTGCCCACCATGTCCTCGGTGATGCGGACCTCGATGTCGCGGACGAGGCCCTTCTTACCCTTCGGACCGATGAAGGTGTAGGACTTGGCCTCGCCGTCGGCGCCGAACTGGATCGCCGTGTCGTTGCCGACCACGTAGCGGATGCGCTCCGCGTTATCGTAGGCTTTGTGCATGTGTCCCTCCGTTAAGCCGCCGAGTCCCACATGACGATGCGCGAGTTGGTCGCGTCGTCATGCACGATCCCGAAGCCGCCGAGGTAGTACCAGGCGATCGCCTTCGAACGACCGAAGTCGCTCGGGATGCTCGCGCGGATTTCCTCGGGGATGCACTGCGCTTCCGCGACGCGATCGGCGCCGAAGAAGAACGCCCAGCTCGACAGGCCGTTGTTCCAGGCGTCAGCGGTGCTGCTCCACGGATCGAAGGTCGTCGAGTCGGCAGCACCACCCTTCGGGATGAAGTTCTGCTCGATGAACCGGGTGCCTTCATAGCGCCCGACCTCGCCGGAGTAGATGTGGCTCAAGCCAGTCTCGGTGTACTGGTTGATCGACTCCAGCGAGTTCTTGAAGGTGCGCAGCGTGGTGACGTGGGTGATGCACCCGTAGTCATCGCCCCGAGCGGTGGGGATGTTGCGCTCCTTCATGGTGTCCACGATCGCCTTCACGTGGCCGGTACCGAGCGCGACGTTGTTGGTCGTCGAGCAGGTGCCGTTGGTGTCCAGCGTGATCGCGGTGGTGGAGTTGCCGCTCTGCGGGCCGGCGCGGAGCATGGTGTTCTTGAACTGCAAGAACGCCTCGATGTCGAAATACTTCTTCGCATCGTCCTTCAGCGTCTTGTCGATGATCGACACGACGTCGTGCTTGGCCATCGCCTTCAGGAGGCCGGTGTACGGGACGGAGTTCAGTGTCCCTCTAACGATTTCTCGCTAGGCTGGACTGTCACTTGCATTCCATCCGCAAAGATGCGGCGGCGAATGCCGTGGTCTTCAGTCTCTGACGTTCCTCTGAGGTTGAGTGCGCGAATCCGTTCTAGGAGAGACAATTCGTACTCTCCGTATGGCTTTCCTTTAGCCTGCTGCGGATCGCCGCGAACTTCGATGAAGTCCAGCAGTATCCGAGCCTGCTCCGCCTTCCCGATCAGATGCGGGAACACAGGGGCCAAAATTCGCTTCGATTTCGCAAGGCCGGCACAGACCGCCCAATACATCGTCCTTCGTCGCGTCACTGCCCGCGAACCGTCAGCAAGCTTCCGGCTGTAACCAGCGGCCTGCGTCTTGATGTGCGGATTAACGCCAAGGAGCTGCATCAGATTTACTGTGCGCTGGATGATCGCCTCGTTTGAGTTGGCGACGATGACCTTCGGGGATAGCCCCATAATTCCGGCCATTCGTCTTGTACCATTTCTTTCGAGTGTGATCGTCCCCTCGCCGTCAATGATGCCGGCGAGCCAAGCTAACTCAACTTCTCGAACATGCGGGTTGCCCATTGTACATCCTTGCTGCTGTTCCAACTGTCGGGGAACAAGGCTTTAGGGTTTTCCTGCAACTACCACGTTATTGGGCAGAGCGCTGTCAATGAAGAATAGCGCTACCCGCTTCCGTGACCGTGAGGCTCTTCTGCGAGACGGTGAACCCGGTCTGCGGGATCGGACCGGTTTCAGAGAGTCGGCGGCCCTGAGTGGAGACGTTCGAGAACACGTCCCAATAGAACCGGGAACCGCGATGCAGTCCCTTGTCGACCGCGTCCTGTGCGTCGCACAGTTGGCGGAATTTGCAGAGCGGCTGAAGCTGCTGGCGGATCGTGTCCGACAATTCGTCGGAGTACAGATAGCCACCTTCAGCAGCAACGCTCCAAAGCTGACCAGCCATGGTCTTGCGTCCTTCTAAGAGGGCGCGCGTTCAGTGTTCCTTTGCTTCAGCGGGTTGCGGAAAGGGGAGGTGGATAAGGTCACACTTGCCCGCGTGCCGCTTTGGCACGCTCGACCGCGGCCTTCCGGCTGTCCATCTGGGACGCCGGAGCGGAGTTGGTCTGAGCAGGCTGCACGTTGGCGCGCTGGGGTTGTTGAGGAATTGCCCGCCGCCGATCGTCACGGTTCAGGTTGACCTGAACGCGCTCCGGGTTGGTGGGCTTTTGGGGTGCGGTCTCCTGGCGAGGAGCCCCGATCTTGGCGAACTCGCGCACGCTGTTGCCGGCGTCTTCCAGCAACTTCGAGACCGAGCGAACCTGTGCGCCGCGCAGCTTGTGCCCCCGATGAAGGTTGGCGAGCTGGGTGGCATCGGTGGGGATCTTGTCGTCAGGCACTCCGATCTTGCGAAGGTCCTCGGCGTAGCCGTCGAGGAGCTCGGCTCGGATGAGCTTCGCTGCACGAGGGTCTTTGGCAAGATCCTCGTTTTTCTTCACAAAGTCGTCGTGGGCTCGCAGGTCAGATGCAACGTCCGCTTGGACGCGATCCTCCCAGCTCACCTGTTTGACTGCAGCCGTGGCTACCTCGGCGATGGTTTTGCCGAGAACTTCCTTGGCCTTGTCGGGGTCGCCATACTGAATCTGCTCGATGGCTTCCTTGAGCGGATCAGCGGGGTTTTGCTGTCCGTCGGTGCCGTCGTCGGCATCAGTGGCGGTGGGTGCGGGGTTGTCGGCGGGGTTTTGCCGGGAGACGTGGACCCGCGTCGTCTCCAAAACTCGTTTGCTCTCCGCGAGGCGTTCCTTCGCCTGCTCGAGGATGTCGTTGGCGGCGGCAGCCTTCTGCGCCAGCGCGATCACTTCCTCTTCGGTGTATTCCTGCTCCTGGCCGTTCACCTTCAGCTTGCGCTTGGACGGTTGGGCCGGGGGCGGCTCGGGAGCTGGCGCCGGCGGCTCCTCTTCGACCTTGCCGGCCTGGCCGTAGACTTGCGAGGGATCGACGAAGTCGCCCGTGGTCTCGACCGGCGGCTCTTTGTCCTCGCGCAGTTTCTTGAACCGCGCCGCGATCGCCGCGCGCGGATCCTGATCGAGGATTTCGGGCTTTGGCGGCTCGGACGGGCGGGGATTGTCGTCGACGGGCGCCGGGTTGAGCGAATGATCAGCGCCGGTCGCTTCGGTGTCCTGATTGATGACCTCGATCTGATCTTCGGGCTTCGAGGTCTGTCCTTGCGTCTCAGTCGTCATCGGTTGCACCGTTGGTTGGGAGTCCAAGTTGGGCAGCGGTCTGTTCGTCGATCACGAGACCGCGGGCTTCCTGCATCTGCAGGTCGTTCAACTGCCGCTCGGCCTCGGGGCCGGCGATCAGCAATTCGTGGAGCCACTTCACGAGATCGTCGAAGCGACGGACCTCGTTCTGCAGCCGGCGGACCTCAGCATGGTCGGCAGCGTCCACCCAGACGAGGGCCGCGAGCGCTTCAGCTGCGCTCTCCTTGGCGGCGTTCAGCACCACCAGAAGCGGCTCGCTGCGCAGCCTCGACGTCAGCTCGACCTCGACCTTCGCGGAAAGCTCGACGTCCCGCCGCAGACCGAGCTTGTAGATGGCGGTCTGATCCATCAGCGGACCTCGACGCGGGCGATACCACCCATGCCCAGCGCGCGGGCGGCGCCCTGGGCGAGATCGATGCACCGGCCCTTGATGAACGGGCCGCGATCGTTGATCCGGCACTGGATTGAGCGTCCGGTCCCGAGATGCGTCACCGTCACCACCTGGCCGAAGGGGCGGCTCTTGTGCGCGCAGGTCATGCCATCGGGGTTGAAGCGCTCGCCGGAGGCGGTGCGCGGCCCGCTCTCGCGGCCGTACCACGAGGCGATGCAGGTCTCGGCATAGGCGGTCGAAACGGAGGCGCAGAGCAGCGCCGCCGCCAGAAGCAGGCGATACATGTAGGTCCTTGGATTACGGGTTAGTGAGAAGCCGCAGCGCGCGCGCTGGCTTCGAGAAATCGATCGAGGCGCTCGCCGAGCCGGTCTATCGCCGCGGTCAAGCGGTCCTCAACCTCGCGCATGGCCTCGCGATGGATGTATTCCTTCGCGATCTGCTCCCGGTAGAGACCGAACGATGCCGACAGGATTGCGACCTTGTCGGACGCATCTTTGGCCGCCAGTTCGGCGTTGGCGGCTTTGCTCTCGGCGGTGGCGATCCTGCTGCCGAAGGTAAGCCAGAATGTTGCGAAGGCGAGACCGAAGCCGGCGACGCCGGCCACGGCGCTGATTGCGGCGAACTCGATATTCACTTCGCCGATCCCTTGCCGACGCGCACGCGCTGTCCCTGCTGGCAAGTGCGGGTCGCCGTGAGATTGTCGTTGGCGGTGCCGAGCGCGACGCGGTACTCGCCGACGGCGAGCTTCGGGTCGGTGCGTTGCGTGATCCTGCCCTCGTCGAGCGGATCAGCCACGTTCGCGGCCAAGTGCTCGCACTCCCGCGACAATTGGAACCCGTTGCTCTTAGCGGGTGGGGCTGCGAAGTGCCCGCAGCCACTCAAGATCATCAGGAGTAAAGGCGCAGATAGCAGCCGGATTCTCCCCATACTTGCCGCGGAATTCATCGAGCTTCCCCTTCGCCTCTGCTGCCTTTTGCTCTGCCTCGGCCTTGAGCCGCTGTGCGTGCTCTGCGGTGGCCTCGGCCGTTTCGATTTGCGAGTTCTTCCAGGCGAGTTCGTTCTTCATCGCCTCGCGCTCGGCGCGCTCGTCGGCGACGCGGAAGCCAATCAGGAAGAAGAGGAGACCGGCGGCGATCGCCTGCACCAGCGCAGCCGCCTTGGCATAGGCGTAAGCCTGGGGCCAGATGCGCTCGATGAACTTCAACGGCCGCGAGACCACGAACGCTGAGACCGCAATCCACGCGATCACGCCGAGCGCCGGGCCCGACGTGGCGATGTCCCAGAAGAGGTCTGTCACGCGATATTCCTCGCGACCCAATCGGCGACGTTCTGCTTGCCGAACAGCCACAGCGCCACACAGAAGGCGACGCCAACGCAGAGCAGGGCGAAGCCGAGCAACAGGGCGGCGAACTGCCAATCTGTCAGCATACCGAGACCGCCAAGCCCAAAGGTGGAGGCAGCGCCCGTCACCCAATTGCGCACGCGACGAAAGAAGCCGGGGCTCGCCGGGGCGGTCGCGGGCGGCGAGACCGGCTCCTCCGCTGGAGGCGGCTCCTGCTCGCCGCCGGCGTGCGGCGGATCAATCGGCTCGGCCTTTGGCGGCTGCTGCTTGGGCTTCACGGGCGGCGGCACCGGCTGCGCGGCGCCGTCGCGTGAGCAGAACTCGAAATGCATCGGATCGGTGCGGCCCTTGTAGTCGCCACCCCAGAGCGCGCCCTGGCGCTTGAAGGCATCGATCACGGACTGAGGCATCGTGCCACGGCCGGTGCCGAAACCATTGTGCGCAGCATCGAAGTCGATCGCCGCGCCATAGGCATGGTTCGACCAACGCGGCGTGCGGCCCTGCGGGTTGCCCGGCTCATAGCCGCGGACGTAGCGCGGGTTGTAGGCGCCTGAATAGTGCGAGATGCGCAGGCGGTCGACCGTGGCTTGGTCTCGGCCGCAAGCCTCCCAGATCTCGTCGAGAGCGGCCTTCAGGGCGTCTGCGGCCTTCCGATGGAACCGGATCGATTTGATGGGCTTGCCGGCATAGTACATCTGGAACGGCGGGACGACGGGCACGAGCTGATTGCCAGGTTCACCCTTTTCCGGATCGCCATAGAACGCGGCGAGCGAGGCCGGATCATCGTGCGGCCATCGAGCCATTGTTCGCTCCGTAGCGCTGAAGCAGCGCGGTCAATTCAGAGATGAGATCGCCGGACGGCTTCTCGGCGGGCTTGTTCTTGAGCTCGGTTTCCCGCTGGCGCATCTCGCGGTCGGCCTCGGTGTTGTGCTGCTGTCGATCGTCGTTGACGCGGTCGCGCTGCATGTTCTCGCGCTCGCTGCGGACCTGATGGACGAGTTGGGCGCGGTCCATCTGCTGCCCATGCACCAGCTCGGCGAAGTCCATCTTCAGGCGCGTGTCGATTTCCTGCGCCTTGGCCTGGTTGACTACAGCCGTGGATCGGTTCTTCTCCGCCTCCGACTTCAGCTTGTCGGCCTGCGCGGCTACGGCAGGGTTCGGCTGCTGCGGCGCGCCGTCCTTGATGAAGCGCTTGCCGCCATCGCGGTAGCCGGACAGGCTGAACGCCTCGTTTGTCAGCTCCTCGAGGTTCGGCACCTTGCGGCCCGCGACCACGTCGGGGTGGTTCTGCCACACCGGGGCAATGACCTTGAGCGCGGTCGCGAAGTTGCCGAGCTTGGTCTGAGGGTTCGAGGCGCCCATGCCGGCGTCGATGCGCAGCGTGACCTGCTCCATCAGAAGCTCGTCGGTGATCTCGGTGATCCCGTGCTTCTGGAACAGCTGGGCCTTGTCGGCGCACAGGCCGAGAATGGTCTTGTCGGACTCGTAATACTGTTCGAGCCGCACGAGCTGGCCCATGACGGGCTCCACCCACGTCTCCACCCAGGTCCGCAGGTCGAACTCCTGCACCGAGTTGGCCGAGGCGGAGATCAGGTTCATGCCGCCGACGGTTTCGTTCAGGCTGCGGTTGGTCTGCACCGTACCCGAATTGAACTGCCCCGCCTGGTCGTCGAAGTCGACGTTCAGCCGCTCCATCTCCGCATAGGCGGAGGAGGGCACCTCCGGGGTCTGTGCGAACTCGATGTCGTCGGCGTCGGTGCGCAGGATGACGCTGTTGGGCCCGCGCCGCTGCAGCGCGCTCAGATCGACCTGCCGGCCGCGCTTGACGAACGTGATCGGCGAGACGTTCTGCTTGACCTGATCGAGGCGCAGGTTGGCGAGGTCGTTGATCTCCTGCTGCAGGGGCTGCCAAGCCTCCACATGCGACATCGGGAAGATGCGATGGGATTTGGACAGGCACGCCGACATGATGAGCGTGTCCTGATGCGCGCCGATCGCAATCCGGAACCACGGGATCGCCGCCTTGCCGGACGTGCGGTCGGTCCGGTAGTTGATCAGCTGCTGCATCAGGTCCGCGTTGGCCTTCTGCACCGGATCGTTCTCGTTGCCCGCCGAGCAGTTGATCGTGTTGACGGTCGAGAACAGCGCGGCCGCGGCGGCAGCGTTGGCCTTGCGGACGGCACCGCGCGTCTTGGGCCGGAACAGCTTCGAGCGGCCCTTGTAGCTGGCCGAGAGGTATTTCGAACCGCTGAAGTGCTGGTTGTGGAACGCCTTGTAGGAGCGGTCCCACGCATCCTTGATCTGGTTGAGCATGAACTGGCCGCCCTGCGTCTCGGCCTGCGAGACGAGATTGAGCCAGTCGATGTCCTTATTCTGCTCCTCCTGAGCGGCGGGAGCGCCGCCGGCCGGTGACAGGGCCGCCTTCTCCGCGCGCGCGAACAGGTTGTCCGGCTTCTCGAAGCCGTCTTCGCCTGGCGGCGTCTCGATGACAGTGGTCATGCCGGCGGCGTGCCCCCATTCTTTACCGCCATCTTCCGCGCTGCGATGAAGGAGGCGACGTCGAGGTTGGAGCGGGGGAGGTTGAACCGCTCAAGGATCTCGCCGCCGGCGCGGATGATCATGGCCGGCGTGATGTCCTCTGAAAGATGGAAGACGTACTTCCATTGGCCGAGCAGCACCGGGATCGAAATCCACGCAATGCCCTGGGCGCTGTCGCATTCGACCACCCAGAAGTGGCCCCGATATTGCGAGAGCAGGACGCGCGTGATCGCCTTGGCCACCATCATGTCCCACTGCGCGCGGGTGTCCTCCTCCTCCGGGAGCAGGCCCTTGCGCTCGTAGCGCGCCTGCAGCTCGACATTGTGCTGTCCGTGAGTGCGATCGGCGATCTCACGGCGAAGGAGGATGTTGTCGGTGTCCATGGTCCTGTTCAGGCCGCCAGCTTCAGGCAGACGCAAGCGATCATGCCCCACATCGCGAGGCTGATTTCGAGATTGAGGCGGTTCACGGGCTCAGTAACCGGCAACGATGTCGGTCGCGGTGGTGCCGGACTTGATGATCTTCTGGACCTGAATCGGGTGCCAGACGCCCGCCACGAGGTTCTTCAGCGTCACTGTGGCGCTGTCGGCATCGTCGGAGAACTGAACCACGACGTTGCCGGAGACGCCGACATAGAGCCCGCGCGTGATGTTCGTGAGCGTCGCATCGGTGGAGGAAATGTCGACGGCAGCTGCGGAGCGGATGCCGGTCGTATCGCCGCGGAGCGCAGCGCCGGGACGGGGTGCCATGGGGTTCTCCTTACAGCGTGGTCGGGATCGTGCGGTAATAGACCCGCAGCTTCAGGTCGGAATCGCCGGTGGCGATCTCGCCCGAGAGGAGGTGCATCACCAAAGGGGTGTTGGACGGGGTGAACGAGTTGACGCCGGAGGCGGCCCGGTACGCCTCGACCGCGCGCGTCTGGGCGGTCGTCTGATCGAGGAAGCCGGTCGTCTCGATGGTGGCGAGGGTGGTGCCGGAGGAATCCGTGTACTTGATCGCCAGATCCTCTCCGGAGGCGATGCCGTCATAGGCGGTTCCGGCTGCCTTGTAGGCGACGGCACCGACCAGCACCAGGGCGAGCCCAGCGCCGGGAGCCGCCACGATGGTCTTGGGCGTCGCGTTGAGCGCAAGTAGTTCGGCCGAGCTGATCGTGACGTCCACGAACTTGATCTGCGATTCAACCGCCTCGACCGCGACGCGCGCGGTTTCGTAGCCGTAGAGCTCGGTGAACATCTCGTTGATGGAGTCCACGATGCGCTTGAAGCTCCAGCCGGCTTCGGCGTTCTCGTCCCGGGTGGTCGGCAGCTTGGTGTGGCTGTCGGGCGTGATCAGAGTGGTCTGCGACATGGTGTGCTCCTCAGCCCTGATCGCCGGCGCGCTCGTTGCCGAGCACGGCGTTCAATTCGTCCATCGCCTCCTGATGAATCGCGTCCATCTTCCGGAGCGCGAGGGCGCCGTTGGTCTCGATGTCGGCGCGCATCTGCTCGGCCTTGGCGAGCGCCTGGCTGCGCACGGTGTCGGCCGCGGCCGTGATGGCCTGCATCGCCTCGCGGAGGCTGGTCGGTTTGCCGTCGGGCATCTTCTTCGCTCCAAGATCGTCGATCGCCTCGGTGAGGAAGCGGTCGAGCTTTTGACCGGCCGCGGCGGGCGGCCTGTAGGGATAGGGGCGTCCGGATCGCGGGGCGCCGGCGGTCATGGTTCAGTCCTCGGCGTAGGGGCCGCGGTTCGCCGGGTTATGGCAAAACTCACGGCCGTTCGAGAACCGGAACTCAACCTGATCGCGCGCCTCGCGCTCGTAGTCGGGATCGCGCTTCAGGATCGCGACCTTCCACGGCACGTTGATGTTGGTCGGCGGAGAGTAGCGGGTCATGGTCAAGCGTCCGGGTAAGCCACTGGCTCAAGCGAAGCGGTCTCGTATTGAATCGCAGGCTTGGGCGAGAGGTCGTAGATGCGCGACGCCGCGTCGATCAGGTCGTCCTTCGGCGAGAACGGGAAGAACATCGCCTCTTCCATGAAGGCGCGCGTCAGGTCGTAGATGTTGCGGTCCTCATCGATCAGCTTGATCGGTTGCACGATGCGGTAGTTCTGGCCCGTCGCTTCCATGGCGCGGTGCTCGCGGAGCGCGCCGAGCAGGGGCCGGTAGACGATCTGGCCGATGTTGTAGCCGGGCGTCTCGCCCTTGGCCTCGGCCTTCTTGGCGTCCTCCTCGGTCCACACGGACCAGAGGGCCTTGCCGTCGATGCCGCCGATCTCCGGGTGGTAGACGATCCCCGGAAGATAGAAGCGGCCGATACGCATGTCGGGCTCGAGCCGCTCGACGCGATCGCGCTTGGAGTGGCCGCCTTCGCGGGGCCAGTTCAGTTCGACGAGCTCGAACGCGACGCCGTCACGCTCCTGCCAATCCTTGATCACCTCGTCCTCGGTCTGGGCGCCGTAGCGCTCATAGCCGACGATGATCACCTGGGTGCCGATGGCGTCGCGCCATTTCGTGTAGAGCTTCTTCAGCGTCGCCCAGCGCTCGGACAGGTTCATGCGGTGCCGCACGCCGTCGAGCAGATATTTGTTGCCGGCGACGTCCACGCCGATCACCGCCATAGCGGTGCGGTCCGATGTCTTGGTCCGCCCCTTCGAGGGGTCCACCATGATGTAGATGTTCATGATGGTCGGCCGGACAGTGTAGGGCCGGAACATCTCGGACTTGAACATCGCTTCGTTGCCCGCGACCGGGTTCTGAAGCATCTGCGCCGACACGGTCGAGCGCTGGGTGTTCTTGATCTCCTCCCAGCGGGCCTGGGAGAGGAACACCGGCTGCCCCTTCAGCGTGCCGTCGATCGTGGCCGGATGCTTGCGGGCCTTGAGCACGCGGCGCTCGAGCACGACGCCATAGGTGTCGGCGAACGAATAGCGCGTGCCTGGCATCCATTTCCGGACGCCTTCGTGGCTGCCCAGATTGTCCGCCAGTTCCCACGCCTCGGTGGTCTTGCGGATCATCTCCGGGTTCGTCACGCTCTCGCGCGTCACCATGTCGTCGTAGATGTGCAGGTCGTAGTGGCGCGAGGTCGGCTGGCCGTCCACGAGGCCATGCGCCTCGATGGTCGACTCCTTCGGGTTTGACCGGCGCTTGACGACGATGCCGCGGTCGAGACCCCAGATCGGGGCTTCCTTGCGCGGCTCGTCCCAGAGCACGTCCGGATAGACCTGCTTCAGGTAGTCGTTGCGCTCGAACTCCTGCATGACCTGCGAGAGAAAGGCCCGCGCGATCGGCTTGGAGTGCGAGAAGATCGCAATCTTGATGTTCGGGTCGGTCAGGATCTCCTGAATTGACCCGGCAAAGGTGATGATCGTGGACTTGTAGTGGAAGCGAGCCCACAGATCGATATGGCCATCCGGCTCTGCCTCGACCTCACGGCAGCGCTCGAACAGCCACGGGTGCAAGCTATCCACCCGTCGACACAATCCGGTGAGAAGAAAATAGCGATCATTAATGCCGAGTAGTGCTCGGCCCTTTAGATCGAGCCCCGGTACGACCTCGCTATAGAATGCGAGGGTCTGATCGTAGTCCATGAACGGAAGGTCGTTGACGATGAAGCGCGCGAGCGCATCATTCGCAGCGGTGAGATACCGCGTTCCCCTCAGTTCCCTTTTCTTCATCACGCCGCACGCGAGAACTCGCCGAAATATGTCTGCGCTGCCTTGCAGTAAGCTGCATGCGCGTCTTCCGCAGTCGCGAAATGGCCTAAGAAAATGCGCTTACGCTTCACCTTAATCTGGGCCACGAATGGCCTAGCGTGGTGAGCCCTCCGTCGCATGAACGTAACGCCCTTAAAGCCCGTACTGTTATTCCGGTTTTCCTTCCGGTTCGCGCCGTTCTGAGAGTCGTCAGCCAGCCGAAAGTTGTTCCAGCGATTTTGCCTTCGGTCTGTGTCGCGATGGTCTATGTGCGCCGATGGCCACTTGCCATTCATGTAGAACCACGCGAGGCGGTGCCCGAGATAGCGCTTCCCATCGACATTGATGCGGACGTAGTCGTCGTTCGACTTCGTGCCAGCGATCGAGCCGGCCTGGACACGATTACTCAGTGTGATGCGCCAGCGGAACACGCCAGTCTCTTGATCGTAGGAGAGAACCTCCTTCAGGCGCTCAAGCGTCAGGCTCATGCAGCGTTCCGCCTCTTGAACGCTGCCAGCGCGTCGGCCAGCGGATCGGCGCTGCCCTGCGGCGAGATCACCTCAGCCTGCCGTCCGTCCGGGCTGATCGTCTTCATGGCGAGCTCGCGCGCGCGACCGATGCGGTCATAGGGCTCGCCGGCGGCCGCAAGGCTCTCAGCGACGGCGAGCTGCAGCTTGCCGACGGCTTCGGGGGCCTGCGCGATCAGCGCCGGCGCCATCTCTCCCAGGACCGCCTCGATGATGATCGCGGTCTTGAGCGTCTGCTTGGCCGCCATCGAAAGCAGCATCTCGTCGGTCGGATCGCCTTCGATCGCATCGCGGATCGCCTTCAGACGCGCGCGGGCGGCATTCGCTTCAGGGTCCGGCTGCTCTCCCTCGGCGCGCGGCGCCTCCTGCTCGGGCGGCGGCAGGGCCTTGAACGCGGCGTTGACCACATCCTCGGCTTTGGAGCGCGGATCACCGGTCAGGGCCGGCGTGGCGTCATCGAGCGCTTTGCGGACCCTCTTCAGATTGTCCTTGGCGGAGCCGGCGGCCTTCTGCGTCTTCCACGGCGCGCCTTTCGCCTGGGCCTCCTGCTGCCACTTGTTGATAGTGCGATAGCTCGGCGTGGCGTAGCCCGCCGCCTTCAGCTTCTGCTCGACCCTCCGAACGGAGGGGTCAACCATCTCCTCCCAGGTCGCTCGCGCGATCTCCGGGGTCGCGATCTTCTTCTCGGTCACGTCAGCGGCCCCGGCATAAAACAGTACGTCACTCGGCCGTATGCCGTGTCGACGTACCACCAGACGGCGGAGCCGACGGGGTTGGGGCCTTTGAGAACCTTGTAGCTCTCGATGGTGTGCCCCTCGACGACAACCGATCCGTCTTCCTTGATCACGTAGTCGCCGTAGAAGCGGTGCCCGTCGGACTCGTCGCAGCAAGACATGCCGACGGAATTGCGCTGCTGCGAGAACCATTCCTTGTGGGGCGAATTGGCGTAGCGGCCATCAAGATCGCGGGCGGGTGCAGGTCCGACCGTGATCGCGAGTAGCAGCAAGACGGCGGAGGCAACACCCATGAAAATCATCACGGCTTTGCCGAATGGGCTCATGGTCGTCTCCAAAAGGATTGGGCCCGCAAGGCCGATCCGGGGGCGGATGTTGATGCCTTGCGGGCCCGGGACAGCGTGGGGACGCTGAACTAAAGGGCGTTGCTGATGCGGGCGAGCTCGCGGCCGAACCCGTTATTGATCTCGCTCAGTTGATCCAGGCGCACGCGCAGTTTGCCCAGCAAGCCATCTGGATCGCTTTGCACGGCCGTCAGCCCGAGAGCATTGGCGGGAGCTGGCGGAGGTGCACCGTGCAGGCGGTCGGCAATGCCGCTGGCCCGCTCGAGATGCTGGTCGAGGACTTTCAGTTCGTTGCTGATCTGCTCGATCAACTCCGGCAAGCTGTCGCTCAGACGCGCGTTGTTGATGCTCGCGTCGGCGTTGGCGAATTTGCTCACTTCAAGGCTCCTAGCACCTGCGGCGGGGGCGGCCTCAGAGAGACCTTGATCTCACCGGCGCAAACCCGCAGGCCAACCTTGCGCGAGATGAGGGTGTTGGCGGTGTCCATGTCGCCGGCGCGCAGCGCAGCCTTGATGCCGACGTTCGCCACCGCGATCTCGCGGGCGATGCGCTCCGGCGTCCAGGCGCGGATCAACACGCCGCCGGCCGGGAAGGGGAACGGCTTGCGCAGCATCAAGCGTCGCGGGTCTGCGGCGCGGTGGCAGCGCGGGCAGCAGCCTCGGCGGCTTCCGTCTTCGCGGCTTGTCCGAGCTGGTAGGGCATCCAGTGCCACTGGCCTTCGCCGTCGCCACGATTGCGCGACGTCGCCCAGAGCGTGTCCTCGCCGTCGAGCATGACCTTCAGGTTCACGCAGGCGTCGGGCGTGGAGCCCCATACAGCAACGATCATTGCCGGCAACACGGCGCCAGCCCTGGGTTCGTTCCCCGCGAAGGCGCGGCCGCGCTGCTTGTGGATGCTGATGACGTCGTTGTCACACAGGCGATACAGGACGATGCGACCGATCGTTGGCACGATCTCGGACATGGTAGGCTCCGGGTTGGTGGTGAAAATGGTGCCGGGCCCTGGAATCGAACCAAGACCCTCAGCTTACAAAGCCGCCGCTCGACCTTCGAGCTAGCCCGGCTATTCGAACTCGAACGGCTCGCCCTCTCGACCGCCAGCGCGGGAGAAGGCGAGCAGGAACAGGCCGAAGCCCATCAGGATCAACGCGACGCCGACGATCTCCTCGAGGGTCGGCATGGTGCTACTCGCCCACCGGGCGAAGCTCGATCTCCTCCCACTCGGTCACGTGGTAGGGTCGCATCGTAACCGTCTGCCCGTTGACGGCAGACATGGACTGCGGCGCACCGGCCTTCCAAGCCTTCGGGAAGAGCGCGACGATGCGCGTCTTGCCGTCCTCGCTGGTGATCCGGTGGATCTTGCCCTCGGTCAGATCGAAGGTGGCATGGCCGGTGTAATTGTGGGTCGGCTTCATGCCGCTTGCTCGACGGCCACGTGCAGCTCTTCGAACGCGAGCTGGGGCTGCGCCGCCTGCAGCGTGTTCAGCATGCTGGAAACCGCCATCAGCACGGCCGCGTAGTCAGCGCCCTGCGGAACGGTCTGGGTGGTCGTGTGCTCCTGGCCGCCAGCCTTCGCAACGATCGTGAGCTTCTTCATGTTGACCTCTGGTGGTCGGACCGGCCGCGTTGCCGCTGCAGCCGGCCCTGAGTGTCGCGCCTGTCGGCAACCGCGCTCGGGTATTGGTGGGCCCGCTCCCTACCGGGCAGGTGGATGAGCGGGCCCTGGCGATCCCGACTCCAGCCCCCCAGGGCGTTCGGGACCAATGAAAAACCCGGCGCGCTGGTGCGGCCGGGTTTCCAATTTCGGGCGAATCGCGCCGCCCTGACAAAATCGACTATCTGCATTTTACGAAAATCTACAATCCCCATGATCTGCAAGGGGTTAGTTCTTCACAGCCGATTTCACAAAATCGCGGCACTCGGAATCAGTCCGCGAACAAAATCCCGAACCTTTCGTAGGCCCACAAGAACCCGAACCACACGACCAGCGCGATCGCGATCATGCCGATGAACTCCCTCCGCATCCCTCGTCTCCGCCCCTGCAGCAGTCCGCTCAACCAGTGCGAATAAATTGTCACTGGAATACTAAGCAGATAGAACCAGATCACCCACTGAGAATTCGCCATCTCGCCCCCAAGTTGTCAAGCTATTCGAACATTCTTGGACGGCGGCGTCAATTGATCCGGACGCAATCCCTACCCTACCCAGAGCCACGCCTTGCCGCTCCATCGGTACTCGCCGAACTCGATCTCCGGGTCGTCGGTGTCGACGAGGGCCGGCAGCGGGCGGCCGCTGTTCGTGTAGAACGCGATGCGCCGAACATCGCCGTGGTGGGCGATGTTCCTCTTGTCGTAGGGGCCGCCGTGGCATGGGCCGTAGCGCAGGCTCATCCCCGCTTCCATCCTTTCGGGATGGTGATGAACGGACGGCGCTGGTGCTCGCCGCAGCCGGGCTTGTCGAGCCCGATGATCGGGTACGTCGAGCGCAGCGTATCGCCCTCCGATCTATCGACCGGAGGGACGCGGTGACACCAGCCGCTTGCGGGGTCGCCCTCATAGGGCAAGGCGAAGCGGCAGGTCCTGCAGGTCGGCAGCGTCATGCGATCTCTCCCGTCTCTGCGTCCGCGATCTCAAGCATTCCCGCCACGGCGCAGGCAAGGCGGAGCTTGGCATCCATCTGCTCGGCGGTGAGGCCGCGCAGCGGGACGACGATGGTGTGGTGATAGCGGCCGTCCGAGCCGGTGATGCCGCGCGATGCCTTCCAGTCCGGGTTGTTGACCAGGCTGAAATGCGTCGGCTTCGACACCACGTTGACGGTGAACCAGTTGACCAGCGCCTCGACCGCGGCCTCGGCGAGCAGCGCGCCGTCGTCCTTGGTCGGCGCCTTCGGCTTCGGCGCGGCTTTGGTCTCGCTGATTAGGCCCATCTGGATCGCGACGTTGTGCAGCACGGCCGCCAGCATACCCTTGTGGATCGGGCCCGGCTCCTCGTTGAGCACGCACACGCGCTCGATCAGAGCCTGCTGGTTGCCGATCCAGTTCTGGACCTGATCGAACGCCTTCTCCGCACGGCGCACGGACTTGTTGTGCCGCTTGAGCTCGTCCGGTGAGAGCCGATCGAGCAGGATGTCCTTGGCGCCAAAGCCGCGCTCGTATGACGGCGAGGCCGCGGTGCGGCGAGGAATCCCCTTCAGGCCCTCGTAGCGGCCGTAGACCTCGGCGATGCGGAAACCCGCATCCACCTCGGCCTCGGACAGCTCCTTGAACATGCCCATGCGGCCGATCACGGTTGCGAGCCGTGGATCGACACCCAGGCGAACGCCATGTTCGCGGATACGGTAGAACACTGCCGGCGCCACGCCCTGCGGCTTGGCCCCGTTAGCCTTGCGCTCCTCCGTACGGCGCGCGCTCGGGTCGTGTGGTTTCTTCAGTCGTGCCAACATTCCCTGTCCCTTTAATCCGCCCCCGGATCGTTGGGTTGGTCGCTTGTGATGCTTACTCGCGTACGATCCGATAGCCTCCGAGAATGAGGGCATGGATCGCGATATTTGCGAGTTCTGCTTCCTCAAGCCGATGGTGGTTATCCGCATCGTGCAAGAGATGCGATTTCCCATCATCGATCGGGACAGCGCTCCCAATCTGACGGTGTTTCGCGACACGATGTGGCCCCTTCCCAACGTCTGGCTCGGCGTCTCGACCGAGCGGCAGAAGGAAGCCGACGCGCGCATTCCAGATCTGCTGGCGACGCCGGCAGCGGTGCGGTTTGTCTCGTTGGAGCCGCTACTGGGCCCGATCGATCTGAAATACGTCGATGAGGGCATCAACGCGCTTTCGAGCAGCACGGGGCCCAATTTGGATTGGGTGATCGCCGGAGGCGAGAGCGGCGACGGCGCGCGCCCGATGCACCCGGATTGGGCGCGCTCGCTGCGCGACCAGTGCGCTGCGGCCGGCGTTCCGTTCTTCTTCAAGCAATGGGGTGCGTGGAGCGAGTTCTACGATCGCGACCGCGATGATCCAGATTGGCGCAACGTCCCGCAGGTCGACCACCAGATGGGCCGCGGAGCCACCCGCTGGCACAATCTCGCTGGCGGCATCGGATTCCACGGTGAGCGCCTGGTTGCCATGCGCAACGTCGGCAAGGGCGCCGCTGGGCGTCTCCTCGACGGCCTCGAGCACAACGGCATGCCGGAGCGTGCCTGATGGCTGTGGAGCTGCTCGTCCGTCCCGACTATCTCAGGCTCGTGCCGGTGACTGCCGGCGACGAAGAGCTGATCGGCACGCTCTCGCAAAAGACGTTCCTGGCGAAGCTGACGCGCACCAGCCCGCGCTCAGTGCTGCAGAACAAATTTTATTGGAAGGTGCTCGCCGAGGTGATCGAGCACCAAGAGGTCTACCACAACCCGATGGAGCTGCACATCGCGCTCAAGGCGCGGCTCGGCTACGTCGAAGAGATCCACCTGATCGGCGGCCGGATGATGACGGTGGTGAAGTCCACCTCGTTCGACCGCATGGATGCCGACGACTTCCGCCAATTCATGGACTCCGCGCTGGCGGTTCTGTGTGAGGAGGTCATCCCTGGCACGCATCAATCCGCGCTCCTCCGCCGTGTCGAGGAGACGTCCGGCATTTCCTACAACGCGCTGTGGCAGGGGGCTAAGGCAGCATGACCTTCGTCGTTCAGTTCATCGACTCCGGCCGCGAACCGACCGTGGCACCCAACCCCGCCTATCCGAACGGGATGGATGTCGATCTGCGGCCTGAGGACAAGCGGACCGTCCTGCACGCGAAGTGCTGCTACGGCGTTCCGTATCCGGCGCCGCGCTGCGGTGCCTACGTCGTGACGTGTGAATCCTGCGGCCTCCGCGTCGCGCTCACGGTCGCCGGTCGGCCGGACGATCCGCGCACCGTCACGTTGCCGTGCAAGGGGAATTGACGGATGGGCGAGAGGGCTCCGGACCGGCTGTTGACGCCAAAGGAGGCTGCGGAGCGCCTCCGCATCACCGTTGAGCAGCTGTCCGGGCTGGTTCACGACGGGGAGATTTCGTACATTTTTGTGGGGCGCGGCTCGAAGCGCCCCCGGCGTCGGTTCACCGATGCTGACATTGACACCTTCATCGAGCGACGCCGAAGGCGAGAAGCATGTCCGTCTATAAGCCCAAAAAGTCGCCGTTCTACCACTACGACTTCCAGCTCGGCGGTCGTCGGTTTTGCGGCTCTACAGAAAGCACGACTCGAAAAGAAGCAAAGGAATTTGAGGCCGCCGAGCGTGAGAGAGCCAAGGGTCTGATCAAGGCAACGAAGCGCGCGCAGACGTCGCTTCTAATCGGGGATGTGGTCGTGCGGCTGTGGAACGATGAGGCTCAATACGATGCCGATCCGGACGCGACGTGGAAGAACCTCGAGCGGCTTGTCGGCTATTTCGGAGAGGCGATGCCGCTGACTGACATCGATCATCCTGCCGCTAAGAAGCTGGTGGCGTGGCGGCGAGGCCATCGCGTTTCGCGCCGTGGCAAGCGCACGAAGGAGCAAGAGCAGGCGTTGCCGCTGGTCTCCAACGGGACGGTCAATCGCTCGACGATCGCTGTGCTGCAGCGTCTTTTCACCTTCGCCAAGGCGGAGCGAGCCACCTTCGAGCACGAGCCGAATTGGGGCGAGCTCTACCTGCCGGAACCCGTGGAGCGCGTGCGCGAATTGATGGACGAGGAAGCGGCCTCGATCGACGCCGCGATGCGCGATGACTATGAACCGTTCTTCGCCCTGGTGCGGGCCAGCGGCATGCGCCTGAAGGAATGCGTGACGCTTCGCTGGTCCGAGGTGAACTTCGGGACGAAGCAGATTGTCCGAACGGGGAAGGGCGGCCGGCGCGTCGTGTTTCCGATCACGGAGGCTATTCGGGAGATCCTGTGGCCCTTGCAGGGCCATCATGCCGAGTTCGTGTTCACCTATGTTGCGATCTACGGCAACAGGCGAATGGGGATCGTGCGGGGCCAGCGCTACCCGATCACTTACAGCGGCACCAAGGCGGCCTGGCAGACGCTGCGCCGCCGCGCCAAGCTCTCAGATTTCCGCTTCCACGACTATCGCCATGACTTCGGCACGAAGCTCCTGCGGGACAGCGGCAACCTCAAGCTGGTGCAGAAGGCGCTCAATCACCGCGACATCAAATCGACGCTGCGCTACGCGCACGTGCTCGACGAAGACGTCGCGGATGCGGTCGAACGGCTTGCAAAAGCCAGATCAATCAGGGTGGATTCGCCCCAAAAGAAGGTCGTTCAGAAGTGACCGTCTACAAGTCGAAAAATTCGCCCTATTATCAGTTTGATTTTCAGCGCGGCGGTCGCCGATATAACGGCTCCACGAAGCGCACCGATCGGACTGAAGCGGAAGCCGTGGAGCGCGCGCTGATAGAAAGGGCTGAACGCGAAGCCGAGGTTGCTTTCAGAGCAGCAACATCGCCTGAGTTGATCGCCGTGTTGCCGCGCCACGTAACTCGATCTCCGTTCAAAACTGGATGGAGATACTCGTTCTCCGTCCCGGCCAAGGCGCAACGGGCTGGATGTCCGCTGCGGAGCGAGGTTCTAGGAACTGACTACGATACTGCTGTTGCTCGCGCCGAAGGTGTTCTTTTGCCGGCGCTGGATAAGTGGTGGTCGGACTACCATGAGCGTGAGCTCATGTCGGAGATTCCTGGAAAGCCTCCGATCGACCTGAAGTCATCACCGCCATGGGTTGGCGTCTATCTTCTAATGCTAAAAGGGAAGGTTGTTTACGTGGGGTCGAGCCGACGGATGCCTAGGCGAGTAGAGACCCATCGCCTGAACGGACGTCCATTCGATGATGTGTTTTATATTGCAACTGATGAACATCAACGCCTTAAGCTCGAGGCTACCCTGATCAAATCTCTAAACCCAATTCAGAATAGGCAATGGACGAATGTCAATTCTGACGACGTCCGCTCCCGAACAGACTCCCGAGCAGCCCAGCGCAAGGCAAGCTAA